GCATCCAGCGCCGGGGCCTGACCGTTGGCCCACACGGTTTTTTCGTAAGCCATTACGCCACCTCCAAACTATCGGCCATTTAGGCGCAACGGTTGATGAAAAAAGTTTTCTGCTCACCGCCGGATTTCCCGCTTTTTCGACACGGTGTACGTGGTACACTGACCGCAGAAAGGAGGGGACGATATGGAGCATCTGACCCCGGAATACCTCTGCTTGTTTCACGCCATTACGGAAGCCATTGAAGAACTGGATCGGCTGAAAGCAGACCTGCTGGACGCACAGCGCAGAGCGGAAGCCCTGTACGTGGAGCGCACGGATTGACCGTGCGTTCCTTTTTGCGTTGCGTCCAAACGGCCGATAGTTTGGCCGGGAAGGAGCGTGGCTGATATGGCATACACACCGACAGTCTGGAAGAACGGAGAATTTCCTCCGATTGACGCGGAACATCTCAACAAGATCGAGCAGGGCATTGCCGATGCAATCAGTGTCACGCCGCAGAATCTTTCCAATAAAGAGAAGGCCCAGGCGAGGGGAAATATTTCCGCGTTAAACGGACAGTTTTTAGTTGCAGAAAGTGCTGGTGGGCAAATCGGCTGGTATCGAATCACGGAGCCATTCGTTCAATACAACACAAGCGGGTATCTCACAGTATCCCATGCATGGGCGAACGGAGGCGCGTCCGAGTTGCTCTTAGGCGTATCTTCGGCACCCGATACGCATGGAAAACTCCAATGTTTGAGGAGCGTTGGCCAAATCAATAGCGTGCCATATATTTCCAATGCTCGTCTTGTAAAAGTCGACGGAAGCACGTTAGCTTTGGACCTCTACGTATCGGGAACGGGCAAAAATGATTGGAACTTGCAACTCTGCAATTGCGGACACAATCCGATTACACTGACTACTCCGACATTTATTTCCACAGATGATACGCTCCCGAGCGGGGAGACGCTTGCGGCCGTGATGGAATACCAAAACCCACCCATGCTGCTTGGCGTGGAATACAAAACTATGGAGCGGTATCTCGGAAAGCCGGTGTATTGCAGGCTAATAGATTGCGGCAAATTCCCACCCCCTGGCAATTCGCGTCAGGTTGCTCATGGCATAAGCAACTGCTATCCAGTTAGTATAACGGCACGGATGAGCAACGGGAATACGGTCCCGTTTGTAGAAAAATATACTATCGGAGCTGACGGTGTTAATGTTTTCCTCCAATCCGCATCTGGCGTTAGCGATCAGTCAGCGAATGCTACCGTGGCGCTTATGCGCTACACCAAAACCACCGACTGACCATGGACTATTGTGTGATATGTGGAGCCATTGTGCCGGAGGGGCGGTGGGTTTGCCCTTTGTGCGAGAGACGGTGGCCGGAGTTCTAAAAAAAGCCGGAGGGAAATCCCCTCCGGCTTTTCAAAATGTGGGCCATTTCCTTTCGCAACTGAAACACACCTGACGGCCTTCGGGGATGATTGCCCCGCAGCATACACAGCTGTTATTCATATCCCATCCTACTCTTTCGCAATCAGCGCAGATTTGCCGTCCTTCTGAAATAATAGCGTCACAACAGATGCAGGTGTTTTCCATAGAGCCACCTACTTCGTGTACCACATTTGCACGCGGGCACTCTTTCCAAGGCATTGAGAGTCCGATTTCAACTGCACTCTAAGCGTTCTGTTATAATTGTCACCAAACTCCATGTATGGGCTATTAGCGGTCATCGTTCCCCCAGTAGGATTTGTGGGCATGTTTGGTATGTATTTACCGGAAGAATCCGGGTACTGGTATTCACCAATCGCACGGAAAATTTCGCCGCCAGGAGCAAAAGCTTGGTTTGTACTTAAATTGTCGAATTGTACGATTTGCGTGTAAACCGGCTTGCCAAGATACCGCTCCGTGGTGCGGTATTCAGTGCCGAGCTGCATGGGCGGGTTAATCCATTCCCACGGATAATATATATTGCCAGATGTACTCGGGCATATAGTGCGCTGTATAGCACATCCATGAGTAATATCATCGCTTAAATCATATACTGTTTGGATTGCATAACCATTCGGTTCAGTTGCAACTACGTACATTGAGCAACCATATTTGCCCCAATTATTATCCGGGGCATTTTGAGGAGGCGAAGTATAGGACCAGACATACCAGCCTGTGATACGAATATTATTCAAGTCATCAGCAGCAGATAATAGCTTTGACGCACCACCCAGCCCAAACCCACCGGGGGCAGAGTTGGCAATCCCCTGTTCGATCTTGTTGAGGTGTTCCGCATCAATCGGAGGAAATTCTCCGTTCTTCCAGACGGTCGGTGTGTACGCCATATCAGCCACGCTCCTTCCCGGCCAAACTATCGGCCGATAAACGGCAACGGCGGGGGCAGGGGTGGGCGCAGGAGGGTGAGGACGGGTCAGGGGATATACGGTGATAGGGAAGCATCAGAAGGCATCTGAGGGCGTTTCCGGGCGAAATAGAGGGGGTTATCCCGCAACATCGGAAATGAACCCGGCGGCGTTGCGGGAAAAGGGGCGTTTGATGTCCCGCGCGTCGCAGAAACGCTTCATGGTGGAGCGGTCCACATGGAACAGTCGGGCCAGCTCCGCATAGGAATTGTCCTGCTCGATCAGGACGCGGATGGTGGATTCATAGTCGGACAGTTTCGTGTGCTTGCCCAGAGCGCCCTTGGGACGTCCAAGGGTGACACCCTGACTGCGGCGGAGGTCCAGCGCTTCCCGCGTCCGCTGGGAGATCATCTGACGCTCGATCTCGGCGGCAAGGGCAAAGGCGAAGGCGAGGACCTTGGATTGGAGATCATCACTGAGGTCAAAGCCGTCCTTGATGGTGTGGACGCTGACGCGCTTGCTCATGCAGAGGGAGAGGATGGACATGACCATAAACAGGCTGCGGCCAAGGCGGGAAATCTCGGAACAGAGGATGGTGTCTCCCGGCTGGACATGGCGGAGAAGCTGGCCCAGCTTTCGTTTGTCCGGGGCTTTGGTGCCGGAGATGGTTTCCTCGATCCAGCCATCTATGTGAAGCCCGTTCACTTCACAGTAATTGAGGATGATATGGCGCTGATTTTCCAAGGTCTGCTTGTCGGTGGAGACGCGGATATAGCCGTAAATCATAATGAATTGTCCTTTCTTTCGTAAAACGCACGATAAAAACACACGCCCATGCGATCGGAACGCACGGACGTGTGTTTTGGTTTCAGGGTGAATGTTGAGGGATCAGGCGGAAAAGGAGGCAAGTTTGTCGGCACTGCGCTTGGCTTGCAAGTCCCGTTCGGCAAAGACCTTCTTGGCGCTTTTCCGCCCGGAACGGTCCATGAGCCGCCCGGAATAACGCTGGGTGGTGATGGGACTGGCATGGCCCAATTTGGCTTGCAGTTCATTTTCGGGCATACCAGAATTGAGGTCCAGACGGGAGCCGACGTGGCGGAGATCGTGGCTGCGGATGTCAGGAACGCCGGTGACAGAGCGGACGTGACGCTCCACCAGCTCCGAAAGCCACTGTTTTGTGCCGGCCTTCCATTCGCCGGAACGGAGGGTGCCGAACACGGGGGCGGTATCCGGGAGATCGTCCGGGCGGATGCCGCTTGCGAGGTAATGGCGGAGGGCAATCACGGCGATGTCGGGCAGGTCCACCACCCGGAATTTATCGCCCTTGCCGTGTTCCACACGGAGGGCGGCGTCCTCCAAGTCGATGTCCGCCGGGGTCAAGGCCCGCAGTTCGGCGTTGCGCAGTTCGGTGGTTAGCAGCAGGATCACGATGGCGTAATTCCGGGGCCAGTTCTCCGGGTGGGTGGTGCGGACGGGGGAATCCCGCCATAGCTTGCAGACCTGCTCATCGGTGAGCAGCACGTCATAGGGGCGCTTTCCCAATTTGCGGAGGGAGGGCATGAGGTAGAGGGAAACAGGGTTTTGCTCATAAAAGCGATCCTCGCCCAGTTCCGGGGAACTGGCGTAGGTGAAGAAGGAGCGGAGGACCACCAGATGATACCGGACGGAGACAGGGGAAAGGCCCCGGTCAAAGAGGTGATCCCGGTAGGCTTGCATGGTGGTGAAGGTGGGTTCCTCGGTGGAAAGGCCGCTTTCCACGAGGAAGGAATAAAAACTGTTTGTGACGGCGGCGTAGGCGGTGACGGTGCGCTCCGCCGCACCGCTGGCCTGCACGTTGCGGAGCCATGAGTCTAAGGCCGACATGACCCGGCGCTCCTGCGCAGAGGTTCTTCCCATAAAATCAGTCCTTTCCAGTTAAACAGGCGGGTATCAGGGGGTGGGGGTCAGGCGACGGAGTTTTTCCACGGTGCTGACGATCAAAGGGACGGCGCCCAGCACATCATCCTCGGTGACGGTGTGGGGCAGGGTGAAGCGGACAGCGGAGCTGGCACGGCTGGCAGGGTAGCCCATCGCCCGGAGCGCATAGCTTCCGCCTGCCTCCCCGCTGGTACAGGCGGAGCCGGAGGATGCGTACACGCCCTCCGCAGACAGGGCCATGACGAGGGCGGGGGATTCCACGCCCAAGAAGGAGAGGTTGGCGTTTCCGGGCAGACGGCGGATCGTATCGCCGGGTTCATAAAAGCCGTTGACGTAGGTATCCGGGATGAATCGCAACAGATAGGAAATCAGCAGATCGCGGCATTTGGCAAGGTGTTCCCGGTCAGCGTCCATATGGACAGTGCGCTCATGGAGGGCGGCAGCCATCGCACAGGCGAGGGCCACGCTTTCCGTTCCCGCCCGCTTGCCCCGCTCCTGCGCTCCGCCGCGGATCATGGCGATCAGGGGTGCGCCCCGACGGACGATCAGACAGCCGATCCCGGCGATGCCGCCGAACTTATGGGCACCGAAAGCCAGATAGTCCACGCCAAGGGCCTTGAAGTCCACGGGGATATGACCGACAGCGGCAGTACCGTCACAGGCAGCAAAGAGGGCGTCAGACTCGTTGCGCCGCATGGAGAGAATGTCGTAAATCTCGCCGGTCTCGTTGTGGGCCAGCATATGGGTGAAGCCGGTGCGGTTCGTGCGGTGGGGATGATCCACGGGGGGATATTCCAGAACGGCGTGGTGCTCGTAGTGCCGGGGGAATTTGATGTGCGTGCAGAACGCTTCCAGCGTCTCCATCATCCAGTTACAGGCTTCCGTGGCCCCGCTGGTGAAGTAGACTTCCTCCGGGAGACAGTTCAGGTCTTGGGCGATCCTTTCCCGTGCGTGCTCCAACGCCTGTTTTGCGGCGATACCGCGGTCATGCAGGGCGCTGGGGTTGCCGAGGGGCAGGGCGCGGGTGAACGCCTTAACTGCGGCAGGGGAGGGCGGTTCGTGGGCCGCCGCGTCAAAATAGTAACTCTTGAGCATTGGGGATTCCTCCTTGATCTTTCCTGTATTCTATCTTTATTGTCCCAGCCGCTGACAAGGGGCTTTTTGACAGAATACTTGACTTTTCACAAGGCCCGCGCCATAATGAATTTGGCGAGTCCCTGCGGATATTTGCCGTTTCCTCATGCTGTCCGTCCGGCAAGATAGAGCAGCATGGGGATTTTTATATGGGTTTGGCGGTCGCCAACAGTTTGATCCCGCGCTCGATGGCTTCCGTTTTCGTGACGTTCTGCTCCCGGCAGTAGGTGTCTAAAATCTGCTGGCTGCGGTCATTGATGCGGATGCTGATTTTGTGAGGGCGGGGGTTGTCTGTGGGACGGCCCAGTTTTGCGGCAGACATGGGGATGATCACCTCCTATTTTGTCTGGCACAAGTATCATAGCATTTTGTCTGGCAAAAGTCAAGGGGGAAGCGAGGCGAAAGGGGACAAGATGTATGATAAGAGGACAGCGATTCCGAAACAACGCAAAGCGGGAGTATAACCTGTGGTGGTGGAGTCGACACAGCAAAAGGAGCCGAAGGCGTTCCTTGCCTGAACGGGAACGCCGGTGTGCGGATTGTCAAAACAGCGATATTTGCGCACTGTACGGAAAATCAGACGATCCAAGCTGCTTTGCGCCCAAGAACGGACGCGAGGGGAAAGGCAATCAGGAAAGGCTTGAATGGAGCGTTGTGCTTTTGATCTGTGTGGTAATATTCGTTTTATTCTTTATTTCCATTACATTTGCGAAATGAAAAAAAGCCGCCCGTGGTGGGCGGCTTTGCTTTTTAGCTTGCTTAGAACTTGCTTAAATCTTGCTTAGATTTTGCAAAGTGTTTGCTAACTGTTTGCTTATAGGCCCTCTCCGCGCCAGTATGCCGCGTTTTCTTCCTCTGTCGGAAAGTCAGGAGAGAGTCCCCGCTTGCGGCGGTTTCGCCTCCATTCGCTGTAAATCTTCATATCGCGCTCGTCGATGCTGTATCCGATTCCGCGCTCAGAGCGGTTGTGGACGAGCAGCGGACGCGGGTAATTTAGATTCCGCGCCCGCAAAACCTCGTATTTGCCAACGGGATCTTCAAGGTTCCAGCCGCTTTGGGTCAGATACGTTTTCAGGTCGGACAGCATCCCATGTCTGACCGTTAATCTGTTTTTCATCGGTTCCTCCGTTTAAAGGTTCTGGAAGATGGCGTCGAACATCACAACGCCGTTGGATAGGTCGGAGTAGGGAATGCCCACCCAAACGGCCTGTCCGACGGTGAGACCGGAGAGTGACGAGGCGTAGGGCAGGTTTAGCACGGTATCGTCAAAGGGAAGCTGGACGGCCACGGTGCCGCCGCTGGGGGCCGCTTTCACGGTGGCCTTTTCCAGACGGAGACAGGAGCGGGTGGCATCCGCCACCTTGGGTCGAAAGTAGTTATTCCAGAAGTTATCGGCCAGTGCTTTCATGTCGGCGTTTTGATTACTCATGCAGTGCACCTCGTTATTCCGCGCCGGTCAGACGGGCCTCCACCAGCTCCATTCCCCGGCTTTCCAGATAGGAGATCAGGAGCAGGCGGGCGGCTTCCTCGCTTTCGGCGTCCACGGTATGATCGAACATCCGCAGCTCTCCCGCCTTGGTCTCGGCGGTGACGCTGAAAGCGAAGTCCCGGCGGGTGACATTGGTTTTCAGGTTCATGTGGTTTCCTCCGTGATCCAGATTTCAGAGACGGTAAAGGTGAAGCAGATGCCCCGGTCCGTCTTGTCCGTCTGCACAGTGTCGCACTGGCAGAACAGGAAGGAGAGGGCCTGACGGATGGTGAAATTAAGGACCACAAGGGGAGTGGGAAATTCCAGCGCAACGGAGGCGTTCTCCCGGTTCTCGTGGGGCGGCTGATCCAGCAAGCGGACCTGAGGAACCAGCCGGTCGATCTTACCGGCGGCCTCCCGCAGGGCGTTGTATCGGTTCATGGCGGCGGGGTTCATGATCTTCATCGTAAAAATCTCCTTCAGGTGTGTAATTCCTTTTTATGGGGAAATTATAGGCGCTTTTGCATGGAATGTCGAGATAAAAAAGGGAGGAACCTTTTCCAAAACGGAAACCGTTCCCCCTTTTTCGGTATGAGTATGGTCTTGATTAAAATTCTTGCGCTGACGACCCCACAAGCGGCCTGAGAGATAAGAGAGAGGCGAGGGGCTGAAAACTGCCCCACGAAACTCAAGGGGCGCTTACAGGGCTTCTGTGGGCGATTTACGCAATGGGGGTATCAGCCGTTCAGGGCGTCCTTCAGGGGCTTTGCGGGGCGGAACACCGCAACCGTTTTGGCGGGAAATTCCTTTTCCTCGCCGGTGCGGGGGTCTTTCCCCACCCGTGCTTCCCGGTGCTTCACGGCGAACTTGCCGAAGCCGGGGACTTTGACCTCGCTGCCGTTGAGCAGGGATTCCTCAATGACGGTGAACAGAGCGTCGGCCAGCAGAGCGGTGTCATGCTTGGTGTGGCCGGTGCGCTCCGCAACGGCGGCGATCAATTCAGTCTTGTTCATGGGACATCCTCCTTTCCTAAAATTTCAATGGCAGGGATGGCTGGATTCGGACCAGCGCGTGAGGGAGTCAAAGTCCCTTGCCTTACCGCTTGGCTACACCCCTATGTTTGTCTGTCTTTCCAGACTGTCACCGCTGCGTGTCGGCTGCCTGCGGTTGGCCCCCATAGGTACACGTTTCTGTTGCCCTGCTGCGCCCATCTCCGGGCAACCCGTTTGTGAGTGTACTTCTCACGGCGCTGGATGTGGTGCAGACGGCTGGACTTGAACCAGCGCATACCTCCTGGCGCGGTGCTCTGCCTACTGAGCTACGTCTGCAAATGTCCCGCTTTGGACACATCGTTGAGAGGTGCGAGGGGTCCTATGCCCAACCGGAATTGCACCGGGGCGTCAAGGGCAAGGACCAGTTGCCGGAGGCGAGCTGCTTTTGCGGGCCGCAGCTTATATATTTATGGAGCAGTGGCAGAGACGCATCACCCGAAAACGTTCCCTGCCATGGTGCAGACGGTTGGAGATGTCCCCAACTCCCCGCGTGATCGGCCGCGGCTTGGACGTCTGCATATAGATGCCGGACTTTCCCGGCGGTCATGTCGCTCAGATTCTCCGAGAATACCGTCCCGATAGCGGCTGTATCAACCCGCCGACTCCACTGCCAGATATGGAGGTTTCATGCCCACTACGGTTTATAGAGTAACTACCTCTTATGTGGGAGGGCATGGTGCAGACGGCCGGAGAGGCCCCCGGCTCCCGGTGGAAAGGACAGAAGTACCGGTTGGACGTCTGCGTGATCCCGCCTTGTTTGCGCCATGGCGGGTGATGTGGCGGCCCGTCTTTCCGGGCTGTCATACACATTCAGGAGGCTTTGCGATCCATGCAGGGCGCTTCGTGCGCCCTTGGAGCGGATAATGGGAATCGAACCCACCTTCGCGGCTTGGGAAGCCGCCGTTCTGCCGATGAACTATATCCGCGTTGCTGCCCTGCCGGAATCACACCGGGGCACCGCTCCGAGAACGGCGAGCGTGTACTTACGGGCCACGCTTGGAAGGTAGGAGATAACTACGTGCGGCATCCGCGCCGCTGGTGAGCGAAACCGGAGTTGAACCGGGAGAACAGAGGACAAGCCAAAAACCCTGTTCGCGCAGGGTGTGAGTCTGCGCCGTGTCCGCACGATTTTCGCCCATGCTGTTTGGATTTTGGCGGCTGCCGTTTGGTAGGCCGGCAGCCGCCGTGCGTGAGGGAAGATAGAAAGATGGAAAGCAAGGGCGGCGTCTATCTCGCCCTTGATTTTATTATACGATACCCCTCCAAGGGGGTTTTTGACATTTTAAGATTCCATATTTAGATATATGGACAACCGACCGTTTCTGTGCTTTGCTGGTCTCGATACACAAGGACAACGCGTTCCAGACTGGCTTCGGCCCCGGCATCAAATCCGCCTGGGACATTCAGACACCAGACCTGCAAATAGCGGGTGTGGAAATCCATTGTAATCGTATCGTCCGCGTCGATTTCTTTCCACTGAACACCGCCTTCCAAAAACATGATCGCCGCATCGAACGGAACGCCGTTATCCAGCGCTTTTTGAACAGCCGGAAACAGGCTGAGAATGTCACCTGCGCAGCTTTCCGTAAGTTTTGCGGTGATCCGCAGCAGCTTGTCATAAATGGCGTTCATGTTCGGGCTGTCGGAATGTACCGCCCGGTTGTCAAATTCGGAACAGGTTTCAATTTGGTAGGTATACTTCACTGCGATTCGTCCTCCTGTAAAAATCAAATGTTGTTGGGGATAGGGACTTTAGGCTTCCGGGGTCAAAAGAATGTAAAGGGTGGAGTTGAAAGGCATCATCGCCGGGTAGGCTGGGACAAAAACTTTATCCACAGTGCGGTGGACATAAGAATCTGGGATTCCACAAAACTGACCGAGCCAAGATTGGCGCATCTCCTGGACACCTGTATATTCATACAGGATCACCTGCTGCTCCGGTTGAACGAGGTTCGCGAGGATAAAAGATTGCAGACTGAACTTTTCAGACTTTGCGCTTGCGGCGACTTCTTCCGTGTGCTTCAGCTCCATCGAAAGCCGTTCGTTTTCGTCGAAAAGATGCCTGATGGTTGTTGACGCCTCCGTGCAGACGATAGACTCTCTGAAATCATGCGACTCTTTGGCAAGCGAAACAAGATCGTCAATCAATGCGTTGTACTTCATAGCTTTATAATTCATGGGACGGTCCTTTCCTGCGCCGCTGTTCAGGCGGCGGCTTCGGCGGCCTTGCGGCAGGGGCAGAGAATGCCTTCACCGTCGGCGGACCGGAAATAGATGGGGGTGATATAGGGCTTCTGTTCAGAGGCGAACGCTTCGCCGTCGGGGAAAAGCTGAAGGAAGTCGATCAGATAGTTTGGGTTGACTCTGGGGAGACCGGGGCCGAAATCGTAATAAGGGGAGAAGGTTTCGCCCTTGCGGTGGCGCTTGGCAGCCCATTCCGCACGGTCCGTCTTGATTTTTGCCCGAACCTCCGTCACGGAGGGGAGCGTGAGACGCAGGGTGTTCTTGCGGGTGGGGGCTATGATCTGCGCCAGGTTGACCCGGGAACCGTCGGCGCTGAGTTCCGGCGCGGCGGTCAGCTCCATAGGGCTGTTCAGGCGGAAGCCGCGGTACCCGTCGCAGACGCACTGCTTGCCTTCCTCGTCGATCCAGAAGCCCTGTGAAGCGGGGCGGGTGCTGTTCTTAGCCACGGCTGCGTCGCAGATGCGGCGGGCGGCGAAAAAGGCGGAGCGGCGCCCAGACTTTGTGGCGGCTTCCTCCACCAACGTGCGGCGGAGATCCTGTTCTAAGAAATACAGCTGGGGGATGGGACCGACGGCTTTTTCCCATTCATAGGGGTTTTTGCTGACGGCGGTATAAATGGCGGTTTCGTCCTCGTCCAGCGCGTGGACGATCTGCAAAACGCGGGTGAGGGTCTGTTCAGTGTTCAACATGGGTAAATGCTCCTTTCTGCGCATTTCTTGCGGCGTGGTATGTTTCGTAAACCTCGGCGGCGGGAAATTCCTTCATCCAACAGTTCCATTTTGGACGTGGGGTTTTTCGAAGATAAACGGTCTCGCCGTCGTCATGCTCCATGTACCATTTTTCAAGGGTTCCGTCGCGGTTAATCGTGTATCTTGTGGGGGCTGTGGTTGCGGCCATGTTGCGCTCCTTTCAACAGCAGGTCCAGAGGTTGATGCACTGGATAATTTCGGCGTATGTCTTTGCGGTTAAAATTCTTTCGCGGTTACGGGCGATATATCCCGATCCAGTCAGGTATACGCCAAAGCCGCGGTAATTTTCGAGAAAGTACATGGTATTCTCCTTTCTGTGCGGCTGTTCAGGCGTATAGGATCTTCGAGGTGCCGGGGACGCGGCACTGGATCGAACAATCCGGGGCGTTCTTTTTGTTCAGGTCGATCCATGACTTCACGGCGGGGAGAAGATTGTCATTGTAGACGGGCGCATAAACCAGGCGGTTAAACAGCTCGCCGGTGTTCAGGCTCATGGGCTTATGCTGTTTGTCTCTGGGACCTTTGAAGTAAACCATAAACATGGGGTTGTCCTTTCATGCCCTCGTACCTCTGGGGCGGGCTGTTCGTCTTTAATTTCATTGTAGCAGAGTGTGCCAAGGGGGTTTTTGCCGCTGTTCAGGCAAGGCGGAGGACCTGACGGGCGGCGCGTTCGGCGTTGTCGGTGAGCTGGCGCTGCCATGCCTGATTTTTGGGAGACCAGCGGAATCCGTTTTGCTTGAGGGCGGCGCGGGTGTCGGCGTCGGGGATGGCGTCAAAAAGGATTTGGAGTCTGTTCAGGTCGATATTGCGGACGATCTGACCGCCGTCAAAGGCGGTGTCGGTCTGAGGCTCGGCGGCCTGCTGTTCTCTGCGGTCAAGCTCCGCAAGGCGCTGTTCTGTCCGCTCGATCTTGCCCCGGATGCTGTCCAGTTCGTAAGCGGGGAAGGGGGAGCCGTATTGGGAGATGGGGGAGCCGTCACCGGAGGCGAACACACCGGGGCGGGTCAGCCATGCGCGGTTTTTCTCGCTGAGACCGGGGCAGCCTTCCAGCGTTTTGTGCTTGCGGTAATAGGCGTTGGCGGTTTTGGCGTCCTCCAACATCTGGCGTTGGCTGTTCAGGCGCTCGGTGAGCATTTCGCGGGCGTGAGGGTCGGCCAGGTCTACCGAGCCGGTGCCGACGCTGCGGATCTTGTCCAGAATCGCCTCGATCTGCCGGTATTCCTCCCACAGAGAGTCCTCGCGGGACATCTGGCGGTTGTGCTTTTTCATTTTGTAGTTGCCCGCCCCGGCGATAAACTGGCTGGGATAGCTGGCCTGGTTGCGGTTGTAATCGTTCGTCCACTGGGCAAGGCGGCGGGCGTAGCTGTTCAGCAGGGCGTCCAGCTTGTCATGGTAAAAAGTGCTAACGCGGGCCTTCTGCTGTTCTACCAGCTGGGCGGCGCTGTTCACGGAATTTCGATAACTGGCCGTGGCGCTGCCGAGTTTGTAGTCGCTCATGTGGACGCAGTAGTGGGCGTTCCGGGCGGTTTCCTCGCTGATCTCGTAGTAGGTCGGGACCGTAACAGGTCGATTTTCCGGGGTGGGCTGTTCTGCCTGTCCCGGGGTAATGGCCTCCGGCTGTTCTGCGGGCGCTTCTGCGTCTGCGCCGGTGGCGGGGGTCTGCTGTTCTGGCTGCTGGGTGTCGGTGCTGGGCTGGGTAAACTCCACCGCTTCCACCTTCCCACCCGTGGGCGGGGTGGGGGTGGTGGGGTTGATCTCGGCGGTCAGCAGGTCGGCAAGGGCAAGAATCGCGGCGGCGTCGGCTTCGTCCTGTTCGGTGGGCTGGCTGTTCCCACAGCGGCCCATGCTGCGGAGGTTTTCGCCAAATCTGCGGATATGGGAGATTAGGCCGCCGTCGTTGCATCCCAAATCATACCGCCCGGAGTAGGTGGAGGGCTGGCCGTGTTCGTCGGTGTAGCGGATCACGAAATCCGTTTTATCATAGGCGGAGTCCGGATCGGCGTACACTTCGGCGTCATAATGCCGGATGATGATTTCAGCGGCGGCGACGCTCAGCCGGAGAGGTTCGCCGGTTTTCCCTGATTGATCCGTGCAGGCGTAAAAAGCGGGATTTTCAGAAAAGGGGATTTCAACGAAGGGGGCGCCGGGGGTGATGGGGTGGGCCTGTTCTGTATCGGCAATGAAGCAGCGTCCAGCAACGCGGCGGCGTAAACCCGTTTCCCGCTCGGCCTGTTCTGCTTCCTGTTCATCGCGGCGGCTGGCGTTCTCCGCTTCCAGATCGGCGGCGGTCTGTTCAGCTCGGAGACCATCGGAAACGGAGCGGTAAAAGGCTTGCGTTTCTTTCGCGTCCTTGACGGTCTGGTTGTCCTCGCCAAAGTCCCATGTATAGCGCTTGATCGTCGTGTCCAGGCTGGCCGCCTCGGCTTCAAAGAATTTCGCAATGTGTTCTGTGTGGGGGAAGGTCTTGATTTCGATTTCCGCGTGTTCCCGGTTCCACTGGTTCGCGGCGGCCCGCTTGTCCCGGCTGTTCACAAAAGCGGAAATGGGCCAGAAACAAAGATTGTCCTTTGCGGTGCTGAGTTCGCCGTTGCGCTTGATGCGCCGGAGGCAGTGATCCCGGCCGCTCCAATTCGGATCGCCGGGGGTGTGCTCGACGAAGTAAAGGCCGTTGTCATTTTTAAAGTATGCGCCGGTGATTTCCACCACGTCGCCGGTTTTCATGGGGCGGTTGTTCTTGTCGTTCATGGTAAAACCTCCTGAAATTGTGTTTTGAATGTGTAGATTTTGGCTTTCTGGGGTGCCGTCGCTTTACCCGGTGCGGCGGCTCCAAGGTGTCCGGGTGGCTGTTCAGATGATATAGATTTTTAGGTCGGGGCGCTCGTCCTGTTCGTATGTGTCGCCCTCTGGGGCAAGTGTGGCCCATGCGGCGATTTCAATAGCCGTTTCCATCGAAAAACCGATCCCGTGCAAATATTCGGCATTGTACATTTCATCGGCGCAAGAATGATAATGATTGATATTTCCAGAGTTGATAACAAGCGTACAATAGTTTTCGTTCATCTTGTGGTCCTCCTTGTCTGTTCAGGCGTAAACTTTTCCGTTGGTGCCGGTCTGGTAGCTTTTGAAGATCATAACCGGGTCCTTCAGCATGGCGGCGGCGTCCTCGATATAAGAAGCGGAGAAGCAGCTGTATTTACTGCGGGTGATCTTGATTTTCTCGTCCTCCTTCAGGGTTTCGTGGGTGGCCTGTTCCGGGAGATCCTGCCAGCCGTTGAAGATCAGCAGGGAAGAAGAACCGAGAAACAGCCGGCTGCGGGTGGTGCGCTTACGGTATGGGGTGTAGGTCAGGCGCACAACGTCGGCGTGCTGGGCGTAGGTGGTGAGGGTGTAGCCATGAAAGGTGATTTTCTCCGCGATGGGAAAACCAAACTCGGAGAAATACACAAGGGTATATTTCCGGCCCGGAACCAATCCGGCGGCGTCCACGGCCTTTTGGAGGGGTTCGGCGTACTGCTGGACCATGGAATGAAACGCGGCCAGGGCGTCGGCCTCCGTTGTAACTGTGGCGCTGTTCAGCTCGTCGCCGTTCTCAATGAGGGCGGTCACCTCGATTTGACCGCCCAGGGGCCGCAGGTCCGCGGCGTTGATGATGACTTTACGGCGGAGGGTGTAGCCGCCGCCGATCTCGGCGTGATAAAGACTGTTAAACATGGGGCGTTACCTCCTGGTTTCGTTATCGAGGGCGGACAGTGCGGCGGCCATGCCCTGCTCAAAAATGCGGGTGTTCTCTGCGCTGGACTTTGAAAGATCGTTGGAGTAGTTGCAGGCGGCCCAGAGCGGGCAGGCACACGCGCCGCGGCCGGGGTTGTAATGCTGGTTGCAAATGGTTTCGATGCGTTCGCCGGTCTCGGTGGGGATGTAAAGCCATGACATTTTGCAATCCTCCTTTCAGTTGGTGGCGCTGTTCTGGTGGAGCAGGTCGGAGACGGTGCAGCCCCGGAGCCGGTGCGCCTCGATATAGGCGGGACGCTGGGCGGCGGGGATCGCGGACATATTGCGGAGCAGGTGAGAAACGAAACGCGCGGCGGTTTCCCGGTCTACGGTCTGCCAGCCGGAAAAAAGGGAACGGATTTCAATTTTCATGGTGGGGTCCTCCTTCTTTGTTCAGATAAGGCCGTTTTCCCGGAACTCCCGCAGGAGACCGAAACGGCGGGCCAGCCGTTCCAGACGGTCGGCGGTCTCTGCGACTTCTTCCCAGCTTTGCACCTGTTCGGCGGCTTCCTGCTGGGCCATGATCGCCGCATCACGGGCGGCGGCTTTGCGGGTTTTATAAGTGGTCATTTTGTGATCCTCCTTGATTTTGATTTAGCGGCGGGCCTCGATCCGGTCCACCACGCGGAACATCAGGCGGGCAAAGGTGCCAGCGCCCAGAACGAGGATAAAAAGGTGAAAACTCATATTGTGGGCCTCCTGTCGGTGTGTTGCGCTATCCACTTGTTAAGTATATTATACCACTTGATAAGTATATGTCTACTGTTTAAATATACAACTTATTAAGTAGATTTTTGTTGATTTTGTACACTTGTTAAGAGTGCGCAAACAACGTATGATAAAAGACAAGAAAAGGAGGTGGAACCATGCCACCGCGAAAATATACAGAGGCGCAGAAAAACGCCAATAAAAAATGGGATGCGGAAAATTTAGATCGAATGTCGGTTGCACTGCCTAAAGGCGCAAAAGATACGATCAAGGCCCACGCCGCCGCCATGGGCGAAAGTGTAAACGCATTTTTCAACCGGGCAGCGCTGGAACAGATCAAGCGGGATCGTGGCAGCGAAAAAACAGAAGCAGCCACAGAAACAGAATAAAAAAGCAGCGGCCCGGAGTTTTCCGGGTCGCTGTTCTGCGTTTTGGGGTTAGTTGTCGGGCTGTTCGCCCAGCTGGGCAAGAATAAAGGCTTTGATTTCGGCGTTGGGCGTGGTGCCCTGTTCTGCACAAAGGGCCTTATAGCGTTCCCCCGTCTGGCGGTCCATACGGCAGGCAAGCACAATTTGCGCCTTGTTTTTATACTTGTTTTCCGCCCGTCTTTGGGCGTCTGTTCTGGTTGCGCTGGTTCTGGGTCTGGGCATGGTTTTACCTCGCTTTCATGGATCATTGCCAGATGACAACGGTATCAATAAGAAAATTTCCGGCGGAGTCCCGCACAGTAACGCGGCCTTTAAGCTCGTTGCCGGTGATCTGTTCAGGGTCGGCGTATGCCTCGCCGATAACCTCGCCGGACTCCGTGATAAATGCCCCTTCTCCGTATTTTGAGTCGGCCACGCGGAGGCCTTCGGGCAAATTCAGCGTTGCATGTAGCCAGGTGCCGGGGAAATTTTCAAAGGGAACCGCGCGGACCTTCACCGCGTCGGGAACGTTCCGAAAGGTTGAAGGGATCTTGTAAAGATGGGCGATCATGTGTTTTTCCTCCTGTTCTATCTCAGTGCGTCAATAATTTTAGATGCGCTGTTCTCTGTGAAAATGGTTTCGATTTTGGCAGCGTCGGCGGCATAAATCAGGCCGAAATAGCGCCGGAGACGTTCCGCCCGGTAAGCTGTAAACCAGATTTCAAAGGGCTTCCCGGCATCGGCTGCGGCCTTGTGCATGAGTTCGCGCCCGGCTTCGTCGTAGTTTTCCGGCTTGATCTTGTCCGCGATTTCAAAAAAGCGGTTTACATCAAGCCGGGTTTTCAACATTTCATCGCAGATGAATTTTTCCCGCAGGCTGGAAGCATAAGCAATTTGCTTTTCTGAAACGCCGGTTATTTCCGGCAGCGGGTGCCGGTCGCTGAAGCTGGAAATGTAGCTGGAAAGCTCCGCGCCTCGTTTCGCGTTCTTCTGTTCTGCGTAGCAGGCGGGGCAGGTGGCGAGGTTTTCCCGCGCCCAGACTTCATAAGATCCCGCCTCGGTGGAATTGCGGCACATGTGGATGTGTTCAAACTCTTTCCCGCAGTGCTCACATTTTAAAGTGATCTCGACTCTTGCCATTTCGCAAGCCTCCGTTTTTCTGTTCAGCGGCCCGGGGTGATCCTGGGCCGCTGTTCTGTTACTCCCAGCGGTCGAAAAATCCGAAGTTGCCGAACTGGATCACGTCCGCCTCGTCGGTTTCCGTTTCGGAGGGGTCGAACGGGACCCCGTACCATCTACGCCGGGCCACTTCTTCGCGGTTTTCGTCCTCGATTGAGATATCGCATTGCGTATAGCCGGCGCACTCGTCGGCCATGGCTTTTGCCTCGTCTAAAGTGCCGTCGCACTCGTCAAACAATCCATTGTTGTAATAAATCGTAAACATGATTTCGTCCTTTCTCCCGGTGTAGCCGGGTCGCTGTTCTGCTGGTGCTGTCAGATACTCAGCAGGGCGGCACCGTTTACCGTGATCCGCGCCTCGTTGGGGTGGGCCTCGTAGCGCTCAAACAAATTAGCCATTGTCCCGGGCCTCCTCTCGATGGGCTCTCAAGTATTTTTCGGCCTGCTCCGCCATGTGGGAGCAGCGCCAGCCCTCCGGGGTGTTTAGTCCGCAGTTGCCGCAGTCACCGCAGCGGCGGAACTCGTCGAGGATCGCGGCGGCATGGGCCGCATCTCTGATATAGTAATTGGCCATGGGGCTGTCCTTTCTCCGGCGGAGCGGCCGCCGGTCCGGTGATGGTGTGCTATCCTCTTGACATCTATTATTATAGGGGGCCGGAAACAGAAAAACAAGGGGTTTACCCCATAAATATTATACAAAATATGGGGTTTACTTTTGGCGAAAGTGCCTATTGAAATATGGGGTTTACTCATATATAATGGGATCATACAGAACAGGACAACACCACGGAGGCCCACCGGGCCAGAGGGGCACCGCCCCGGAAAGGATCACAAAATGGATTACAGCAAAATGAGCATGGACAAGCTCCGCGAGCTGATCGCCTGGGCTGATGACCGGGCAGCATACCGGAGGGCCTGCGGGACGATCTCCGGCACGGCATACGCCGAGGATGAAACCGCAGTAAGGGCAGCACTCGCAGAGATCAACCGCCGCGCACGGGCGACCGCATAAGGAAGAGGAGGAACACAAAATGAAAAAGAGTTTTTTTGACACGATCCCCGGCGTCGTCCGCCTGGACTCCCGCGTTGCTATCTATGTGCCGAGCACCACCGACACCGACCACCCCACCGACAACCGGCGCCAGGTGGAGGAAGTCGCCGCGAAGCTGTCCGCCATGTTTGGCGGAGCCACCGCCACCGAGGCCCGCGGCTACTGGGTGAGCCAGTCCGCCGGACTCGTGGGCGAGGCCGTCACCATCGTTTACAGCAACGCCGCAGCGGAGGACATCGAGCGCCACGGCGCCGAAATCGTCGCCATCTGCCGGAAGATCAAACACGAGATGAAACAAGAGGCCGTGAGCCTGGAGATCAATGGCGAACTGTTTCTAACCTAATACCACCCGCCACCACCAGCCCACCGGGAACCGCCCCGGCGGGCTTTTCTCGTGCCCTCTGAGCGATACAGCCCAGCACCGCACCACAGACCCACGCCGCGCAGCCGCTTACATCCTGAGCCACGCCAGTGGCCTATTTTTAGCCCCTATGCGTGCGCGCGCGTTTCTTGCGGGCGCGCTTGATTAGAGTACCCTAAAACGTACCCCCAAGAACCCCCGGACGCTTTACCCAAATGAAGAAAGGCGCGGAGCACTCCCGCAGGCCCGGAAGCAATGGACAACGGAAAAAGGGGAAGGGGTGGAGGAGTCACCGCCGGGGGTCTGTTCCGGCTGATTGCATCGGCCCGACCTCCACGGCCACCGCCGACCATCTGAGGACGGCCACCACCACCGGCACCAAGACCAGAGACCCGCCCAGCGGCCCCGGCTCCCGCCGCCTTTCGTCAGGTTGCACAATGGCGGCATGGGCTGTTGTTGCATTTACCACCCAAAAAGGCGGTAACTGTTGCCCTAATTGCTTATTATGGCAACAGTTCAGGCATTTGCAACAGGTTTTGACCCTCTCCGAGACCCGCCCAGCGGCCCCGCCTCCGCTCCAATGGCACCGGCTGACCAGCTGACCAGCTGACCACGGCCCCGGCTGGGTGGGGGGTGGTTTACAGACCTGGACACCGGATCGGCGCAGAATCTCTCCACAACTCTTCCCCCTCCACCCACGTTCTCATCCCCGTCGCCTTTCCTACCCCTTTAAGGGGGGGGTAGTTTAGAAAACCGGGGGCAAAAAACGGAAAAGTCAAAAAGGGGTCAAAAAAAATTTTTATAAAAACGCTTCGCTTATGTGGGGAATACGTGCTTAGGTTGCGCGGTGCGGGCGGGGCGCAGGCGGTCGGTAGGTGACGTGCTGGTAGGCGGTAGGTGAAGCGGGTGTGCAAAAACCCTATTGGAGGGGGTTGCTATGCTAAAGATAGGAGGAATGATTTATGAGATGTACACCAGTTGAATTTCACGCGAGATTTCCTGTTTCTGAGAATTACGATAGAGGTGGTTGCGACCACGCCCCACGCTTTCGGGATGCGAACGGTGTTGTTTATACGATTGATGCTATTAAAAATTCCTGCAAGGGGGATACGAACGTCCCGGTCATTCAGTTTCGGGCAGACGGTACTTCTAAAAGGATTGGTATTGTCAAGTCTATCAAGTGGGACCCGGAAGGCTTCGTTGAGGTAAATGGAGTTTTGCGGTTTGGTGGAACGTGCGAAGATGTGATTTTCGATAAAACAGAAATTGTCATCGGAATGACGATCACGGAAATTGGCCTTGAGACGTAAAGCAGTAGGAGGTCGAGAGACATGGCATACACGCGGAAATACAGGCAGGGGGCGCAGGTCAAGAGCATTGAGGACTTTCTGCATTCCCCAGAGATGCAGTATTTTTTCTGGCATGGAAGGACGGTTCACAAACAAGTCTTTATGCACTGGCAGCTTGATATGCTTATCAGGGAAATCGGTGGCAGACATCTTTATTTTGCAGACAAGAACGTTCCGGCTGATGGAGATGCGAAATGAGCTGCTATGGGTGTGTCTGCAACAACTGCCTCTATAACTGCGAGTTATTCAGCGCATACTTCACGCCGGGAGAGATCAAGGACGTGGAGGACGTCTGCTATTGCTGTGATGAGTGCAAGTGGTTCGATGGGGATTATACGAAGCGGAGCCAATGGCGAAAATCGTGTGAAAAATTTCGCCTACCGGCGAAGTATAAAGAGTATCTGGAACAGGTGAAGCAGAAGGAGGCCCGTGCGGCGGTCAAGCGCCGAGGGGCGTTTACTGTTATCAAGGGAGGGAAAAAGGATTGAACGTAGCCTATAACATGGACTGCATGGAGTATATGCGGGCGCTGGCCGACAATTCGTTTGATCTGGCTGTGGTAGACCCTCCTTATGGAATCGGAGAAGATGGCGGTAAGGACCGGAGCCGCTATGTAACGCAGAAGAATGGAGCACGGATTTACGTCAAGGATGGCGGCTACGAAAAGACCGGCTTTGACCGTTTCCCTGCGGATGAGCGGTACTTTGCGGAGCTTTTCCGGGTCAGCAAGAATCAGATCATCTGGGGAGCAAACTATTTTGTTCTTCCTCGCGGCGGAGCAATCGTGTGGGACAAGTGCAATGACGGGGCCGATCAGTCTGGGGCTGAGATCGCATTCAACTCTTTGAACCTTCGGACTGATATATTCAGGTTCATGTGGCGCGGCATGATGCAAGGAAAGAGTATTGCAGAGGGGACAGTCCAGCAAGGTAATAAGTCGCTGAACGAGAAGCGCATTCACCCGACGCAGAAGCCAGTGGCGCTATACACATGGATCTTGCAGAAGTACGCAAAGCCGGGGGACAAGATACTGGACACCCACTTAGGCAGCGGCAGCAGCCGCATAGCCGCCTATGATCTTGGCTTTGATTTTGTTGGGTGTGAGATCGACCCTCACTATTTTCAGGCGCAGGAAAAGCGCTTTGCAGAATACACGGCGCAGATCAGTTTGTTTACGGGAGGTTGAATATGGATAGCTTGAATGCAAGCAGGATAGCTGGCGGGAACAGTGCGTATGGGCGGAGTCAGTCAGACTTCTATCCCACCCCGCCGGATGTGACGGTGGCACTTATGCGCTTTTTGAATCTTCCGCGCACAACGTCCGTGTGGGAACCGGCAACGGGAGAGGGCGATATGGCCGGTGTGCTTCAAACTTACTTTGAAACCGTCTATACAACGGACATTCTGGATGGGACGGACTTCTTGAAGTCCAGCATTGATGCGGCGGATTGGATCATCACGAACCCGCCTTTCTCGCTGGCGGAGGCATTTATCCGCAGAGCAGCGGAACTGGGCAAGCCATTTGCTTTTCTCCTGAAGTCTCAGTATTGGAACGCAACGTGCCGGCGGAAGCTGTTTGACGAAATCCCGCCCAGCTACATTCTGCCGCTGACGTGGCGCCCGGATTTCTTTTTCAAGAAGCGGATGCCCGGAGAGAAGGGAAGTCCGCTGATGGACGTGATGTGGTGCGTCTGGCTGACGCCATGGAAGAATGATATTCAGACGGTGTACCGTCCGCTTACGCGGCCAGAGATGGGAGCAGGAAATAAAAATGGCTAAACTGGCGATTCTATCTGGTATTGTTTTTCTTTTCCTTTTCCGTAAAATCTTTTTCTATGTAAAAGACTTGCTTAAACAACAAGGACTTGAGTACAAACCTAAATTAACGATGCTATGCGCCTTATACGCTACAATGTTTGGGGCCTTTGGCACGTTCGCAATTTGTGCAAGCATTTATACAATAATTTTACTGCTGAGTGGGGAGGGGCATTTGTGATGAAGTATGATTTTCGTGTTGGGGACTACGTTGAAGATGCTACTGGTCGGGTCGGTTATATCCAGTCCATCTGCCAATGTGAGCAGTGCAAGGCGCGCGGTTTCTACGAACCTTTCGTCCTATATACGGACGGCAACGGCGATTACATCACAGCTTACGAGTATGAGAAAGGGTTTCCGGGTTACAAACGCATTGGCCAGTATACTTTTGCCCAGGCAGTTCAAGTTCCCCAGTCAGTGCAAGTTCCAAAGATTGACAAACTAATTTACACAGACGAAACAGCTATATTGTGGAAACTGAATGAGCTTGTGGATGCCGTCAATGAACTGCGTATGCGGGATGCAAAGGAGAGTAAGGATGATTGAATACATCAAAGTTGTAAGCAAGCAGCGGCCCGCAAAGCGGGCGTTTGATATGCAGGTCGGGGCGCACCTTCGTGTGTATATTGCCGGGAAGATCACCGGTGACAAGAACTATCGGGAGAAATTTGCCAAGGCAGAGCAAGCCCTCACTGCCATGGGACATTGCGTCCTAAACCCGGCGAACCTCCCCTCCGGCATGGAGCAGGGCGATTATATGCGTATCTGCTTTTCCATGATTGACTGTGCGGACTGTGTGGTTCTGCTGCCGGACTGGCGTGAGAGTTCTGGGGCACGGTTAGAGCGGGCCTACGCCGAGAAAATCGGGAAAGAGGTTGTTGTGGCAGACCAGGGCAGGATCGATGAGTTTTTGGAGAAGGTGGGGAGAAAGCATGAGTAAGGCTGTTATGTTGAGCGTCCGCCCGAAGTGGTGTCAAAAGATTGCCTCCGGCGAAAAGACTATCGAAGTCCGCAAGACCAAGCCGAAGCTGGAAACGCCGTTTAAGGCCTATATCTATTGCACGCTGCCAAAATATCCGCACGAGGACTTCATTGCGACGGACTATCCAATGCCACAGTTTTACGGCGGCGGCAAGGTTATAGGCGAGTTTACCTGTGAGCGGATCGTCCCGATCACATACGATGGCGGCAGGCTATGGTGTCCGACAAATGCCGCCTTTTCCCCTGCGACGTGCTTATCTCAGGCAGAAATTATAGCTTATATCGGCGATAAGGGGCGTTGTTACGGCTGGCATATTTCCGACCTGCGCATTTATGATGCGCCGAAAGAATTGAGCGAGTTCAAGACGCTATGTAGAGTCGATGCCGATTGCTGTGCCTGCCCTTATTACAATTACACCAAAATGGGTTGTGATGGCCGGGTTATCGGTCGCCCACCCCAAAGCTGGTGCTATGTGGATGACTTGCAAACCAAATAATGCAAAAACCCCTCGCTTTTGAAGCGGGGGTTTTTCGTTCGTAAAACCGTTCGTAAAATCGAAGATAAAACTCCTTGCATTTGGTATTTTTATTGACGTAATGGAAAATATTTTTACCATCCAAAAACGGCTGAACCCGTTGGAATATAAGGAAAACCCCACAATCACAAGGATTGTGGGGTTGGTCCGAGTGGCGGGAGTCGAACCCACTAATAAACGGCTATAACCGTTGAAAATGAATGGGCGTTTTGCGGCGTTCGTAAAATCGTTCGTAAAACGCGAGGTTTGGCGGTGGGGGACATGGGAGAGTCAGGCGGATGCGCGAGGCGTTTGGTCAGGGGGCTGTTCTTCGTCCGGAGCAGGGTCATCGCCTCGGTTTTTGTAAAACTGCTCCATTTTGTTTTCAGCGTTGAGACGGTCCTCTCTGGCGAGTTTGAGATAAATCTTATGAACGGTGTTGTGGTCGCTCCATCCACCGATTTCTTGCACTTCCAATTCGCTAAGCCCAAGATGGAAACCGAGGGAGGCAAAGGAGCGACGGAGACCGTGAACACCGCACTCAGGAAGGTCATTCTTTTTGCAGATCAGGTTGATGCCGCCGCGCAAAGAATTTTCAGTACAATCCAGAATGGGAAGGCCGGCGCTTTTCCGCTGCGAAAGCAGCTCGTAAAGGGCGGGGATCATAATTTGGATCGTGCGTTGAGACGAAACGTTTTTGTTGGTCTTTTTATACACAAAGTCTCCGTTTTTATCCATGACCCGTGCGCCTTGAATTTTGATCCGCTTTTTCTTTAAGTCGATGTTTTCCCAAGATAGGCCGAATATTTCAGACCGGCGGAGGCTGTGAAGGGCCAGCAGCGCGCCCACTTCAAACCGGCTGCCGCTCACAGCGCCCACAAAAACAAGGATCTGCTGGTAGGTCAGCCAGGGAAGGTCTTTTTTTATGCTTTGAGGGAGACGGACTTCCGGCGGAGGTATATGATTGTCCCGCATCACGGTGCAAACAAGGCCCCATGAATTATACACTGTTTTAGGGGACAGGGTTTCACTGGCTTCGTCGATCTCCTGCTGCCAATTTGATATATCCTGTATTTTGGCATTGATCTTTCCGGGGAAGCGATTCTTTTTGATACACTCATATCCCCGGATCGTGGATGGAGACAAAGATTGATTTTTTTCCAAATAACTGTCGATTGCCTGAAGAAGCGTGAGACTGCATTTTGCTTCCTTTTTAGCTTCCAGAAAGCCGGCGCGGATGGCGCGGGCCTTGGCTTCGCAGAGAGCGGCGGTATCTTCCGTGATACTTTGCCCTTCGGCCCGCAGTTCGATGTTCCACTTGCCGGACTTCAACTGACGTGGGGAGGGGACTTTGATCTCGTCCTTCTTTTTTCGCTCCCTGATCTGGCGTTCACCGCACCACTTGCAGAAGATAGAATCATCATCAATGACACGCTTACAGTTTTTGCATTTCATGCGCACACCTCCCGTGTGTATCAGCCGTGGAAGAACCCAAATTCCAGACAGTGCAGGTCCAGATAAACGGCGTAAGCCACGACGAAGATCAAAAGGACCAACATCCATCGCAAAAGACGGTCCCGGTTGCGGATGCCGCGGGACTGACGTTCCACAAATTCCCGGAGAAGTTCGTTCTGGGCGTTCAGGCCGTTGATCTCCTGACGGTAGACATCCAGTTCCCGGTTTACGATTTCCTCTATGGTTTCCGGTGGCGGAGAATCTTCCGTTGGTTTCATCCCTAAAAACTGGTCAATGGAAATTCCGAGGAAAACGCAGATGGGGCCGAGAGTTTCCAACGTAGGGGAATGGGTGGTGGCACGGAACATATTGTTCACCGTGTTGAGAGGAACTCCGCTGCCGTCCGCGATTTCCTTGTTTGTGATGTGTTTTTCTTCTTTTACCGCGCGGCACTGGTCAATCAATGACAGCATACATAGAGTACCTCCTTGTTGAAAATTGACAAAATGTGCGAAATAGCAATCGGAATTGTGTGTATCAACACCGAAATCGTGTGTATTAAGACTATCAAACTTGAGGCTTTGATGGTACGATAAAAGCAGACCTACCGCACCCCCAAGCGGCGGGTCTGCTATGGGCCGCCGCTTTCGTGGCTGGGGCGGCGGCTCTCCATCACAGCTTCAGGGGGGCGGAAGAAAAAACGGAAAGGATGGGGAGAAAGGACTTGTATGTGTAGAAATGGAATCAACAGAAGCGGACCTTCATACCGACGCGGGTCTCCGTGAGAAATTGAAGCACCAGATCAAAGGACTGTCGGATGAAAGCATGAAAAAGCTGTGGGAAGCCATTCAATGCGGGGCGTTCGGCGCACCGAAGTAAACTGGGAATCAGGTAGTAGGCTTCCCCTGACGGCTTTTCAAAAACTCAACGTACTGCGCAAGGTCGGATAACTGATCCTCTCCGCAGGAATCGACAAATTCATAGATGGCTTTTGCGTAACCACTGCCCGTCCCGCTTTTGGCGGGGCGGGTATTTTTTTTGGCCTGACGGTCAGCCGCAGCCTCGATGTTCTGGCTAAAGGTCAGGTCGTTGAGGGATTCCCGCAGGACGTCGATTTCCAGCGCAATTTTGTCCGCATCTTCCTCCGTGGCGGTTTTCAACGCTTTTTCCAGCTCCGCCAAGCGGAAAGTGTATTCGTCGATTTGAGATTGTGTGGTTAAGCCCATCAAATATTCTACGGGGACTTTAAAGTAATCGGCAAAAACGGAAATGGTAGAACCCTCCGGCGTGGCGGCCGTCTTTTTCCACTTAGTCGGCGTAGAGTTGCTGAAACCATTTTCCGTAGCTGCTTTCGTACAGGAAATGCCTTTCCGCTTGCACAGCAGTTTAAATCTGTCATAAAACATAAGTCTTGCCCCCTGATTTTGATCATTATGCCGAAACTAACCAAAATCAGAAAAAACAGGTTGACAATCTGACCGCAGTCAGGTACTATAAGTGTATAAACTGATTTTGGTCAGTTAATTTGACGGCGGTTAGGTTGATGGATTTTGCTGGTTTGGTCACTTGCATCATAACATGGAATCTAACCAAAGTCAACATTTTTGATGAAGGAGGTAAGATTTAATGCCTGCAAAATGGACCGGCGAGTTGGTGGGGAAGATCCACAACGCCGGATTGACGATCAAAGAGGTTGCGGCGGAGGCTGGTATGAACCCTAAGTACATTAGCACCGTGCTCAATCAGGACACGGACGCGCCGAAAGCGGAGGCGAAGCTGCGGGCGGCGCTTGATAGACTGATTGAGAAAGCCGCACAGGAGGTTACTGAAAATGAATGAATTGCAGATTTTCAATAACCCGGAGTTTGGGGAGATCAGGATCATTGAAATGGATGGGGAGCCTTGGTTCGTAGGTAAGGATGTGGCAGAAATTCTCGGATATGCAAATCCAAGCAAGGCGCTATCAGACCATGTGGATGCAGAAGATAAACTCAATAACGAATCGTTATCGAGTTTGAATTTAAACCTCGGGCAACGCGGCGGATGGATTATCAATGAAAGCGGCCTTTATTCACTGGTATTGTCCAGCAAACTTCCGAATGCGAAGAAGTTTAAGCATTGGATTACGCATGAGGTGATCCCCATCATCCGCAAACATGGGGCCTACATGACGCCGGACGTGATCGAACGGACGCTGACTGACCCGGACTACATCATCCAGCTTGCGACCACCTTGAAGGAGGAACGGCAGAAGCGCCGGGTGCTGGAAGCCAAGGCGGAAGAGAACCGGCCTAAAGTGTTGTTTGCGGACAGCGTGGCGGCGTCCAACACCTCTATCCTTGTTGGGGAGTTGGCAAAACTGCTCCGGCAGAACGGCGTGGACATTGGAGGGACGAGATTGTTCCGCTGGATGCGGGAAAACGGGTATCTCATTAGACGCTCCGGTTCGGACTACAATATGCCCACGCAGCGGAGTATGGAGATGGGCCTTTTCACTATCAAGGAAACGGCGATCACCCATGCGGACGGGACGGTGACGGTGAGCAAGACCGTCAAAGTAACCCCAAAAGCGCAGATCTATTTCGTGAACAAGTTTCTTGGAGAAAAAAGCTGTGAAACCAGAGGGGCAAACCATGGCAGATAAGGATATAAACGTTTTTTGGAGTTCTGCGTTTGATGGGTTAACCTTGGAACAGCAGTTTGCAAAGTTTGGCAAGGTTGCAAGCAAGTTGGCAGATGCCTCCACTTTTGCTCGAATTGGGGAATATGACTCGGCAGAAGAGATTCTGATTGAAGCCACATGTGAGGTTTCAGCCCTAAAGTGCAACTCCTTGTTGGAGTTGGCGATTGCGGTTCGCAACTATATAACTGGACTTAGGAATGGAACCAATCAGCCTGATTCAGTTGATTACTAACCACGAAAGGAGGCGGCGGGATGCCGCGGGTAAAGCTGGGGCGGAAGCCCAATGACGAGGTTTTGATCTCTCTGCTGTGGGGCAGACAGGCCGCCATGGGGATGCCGATCGGCACCATGGCGGAGAAAGCGGGCATGACGCCGCAGACCCTACGGTCGCGGAAGAAGTCACCGCAGGATTTTTCGCTGAAGGAACTATTGAAGCTGGGGCGGGCGCTGGACATTCCCATTGAGGAGCTGCGGGATGCCATCCGCTACTGAAAGGAGTCGGGAAACCATGATACAGGGAACAAAGTATGTCAGCGCCAAGACGCTGGAAGCCATTGAAAAGGCACTGGCCCACGGAGACCGGGTGGAGCTGATCCCGGTGAAGGACGGTGTGAAGGTAATCCGCGTCCGGCGGGACGAGATCAAGTAAGCCTATGGGAAAAGTGAATGAGATGCCTGTCCCTAAGCGTTGGGGCAGAGGAGCAGAGCGTTGCTGATGGAACCGGGAGACCGGTGTCTATTCGGCGGCGCTTTTTGTTTTTGCTGTAAGGAGACGGAAATTTGATGAAAACCTTTGAGGAATACGAGGCGGAGGCCGCGTGGGAAGCCCACTTGGAAAACGCCCTTCACGTGGCACGGCGGGAAGCTGCGGAGCGGAGGCGGAAGGCCATCCGCAGAGCGGTTCTGCTGTGGGTGTCTGTGGCGCTGGTGCTGGCAGCACTGTGGCTGACGCGGGAGACCGGGAAGCCGGAGCCGGAGGCGCCCACCGTGACGGCGGGACGGCTGGCCGGGGACGAGACACCGGCGGTGGAGTACGCCTCACTTGTCCTCTGGCAGGAGCTGGATCCGGAGACAGCCCCGCCGGTTCAGGAGGACTACGAGAACGAGAAGATCGAAGCGGCGCTGTTTGACAGCGGCTACTTCCGGGCGGATGTTCCGCTGGACGGAGACCTGCAAAGCTATCTCCGGGCGGCCTGCGAGGAAAGCGGCGTGGAGTACACGCTGATGCTGGCGATCATCCGCAAGGAGACCGGCTACCGGAACGTGAAGGGGGACGGCGGAGCCAGTTGGGGCTACTGCCAGGTACAGCCCCGGTGGCATAAGGCCCGGATGGAGCGGCTGGGGGTCACAGACCTGATGGACCCCTTTGGAAATTTCCGGGTGGCCTGCGACTACATGGCGGAGCTTTTGAGCCGGTATGACGTAGAGAACGCCTTGACGGCCTACAACAGCGGCCATCCGGGGCACAGCGATTATGCCAGAACCGTGATGGGGTATTGGGAGGAACTGAAAAATGGGTGAGTTGGTACGACTGACTTTCCCGGACCGGCCGCAATGGCTGACAGGACGGTGCCGTGGCATCGGCGGCAGCGAGGCGGCGGCGGCCATTGGGCGAAGCCCATGGAAAACGGCGCTGACGCTGTGGAAGGAGAAAACCGGGGCGCAAGCCGCGCCTGATCTCGGCGGCAACGAGGCCGTGGAGCTGGGGCGGCGAATGGAACCGGCCATCCGGGACTTCTTCATGGCCCAGTATCCCGGCTACGAGCTTTACTACGGTGCCTATGACATTCTCTACCAGAGCGACCGCCCATGGCTTTTTGCCACGCTGGATGGAGAACTGACGGAGACGGACACCGGACGGAAGGGTATTTTGGAGATCAAAACCTCGACGGTGAGCCGGGGGATTGACTGGGCGAAATGGCGGGATCAGGTTCCTGAGAACTATTTCACGCAGATCCTTCACCAGCTGCTTGCCACCGGGTATGACTTCGCCGTGCTCTATGCGGCGCTCTATGATCTGTCCGGCAACATCACACTGCGCCGCTATGACTTTGAGCGGCGGGAGCACGAGGCGGACCTGAAATGGCTGCTGGAACAGGAGACGGCCTTTTGGGACCATGTGGAGGCGGGGACGATGCCCGCCCAGACTTTGATTTTGTAAGGCGCACAACTCCGAAAAATTTAAGAAAGACGAGGAGACATGAATATGGAAAAGAACGAGGTTCACATCACGGTGAGGAACATCAAAACCGGCGAGGTTTTGATGGACAAAACCCCTGCGGCGTTTATCTGCGTAGCTGTGGACGATGCGAATTCACAGGTATGCAGCGCCATTTCCACCTCCAACGCAAATGTGCTGGTGAATCTGATTCGCCGGACATTGCTTGAGGTCAAGCGTATTTGCAGAAAATTCCCAGTTTTGGCACTTTTTCTGTCGATCATTCCCTGCACAGAAGAGGACGATGACAAGGAGGCGCAGGCATGATGCTGGTAAACATTCGCTATTATAAGCCCCTGCACAAGGCATACGCAGGGAACGCATTTACCTACCGGACGGCACTGCCCCTGACGGTGGGGGACAAGGTGATGGCTCCCACGCAGGGCGGAGACAAGCGGGCCATGGTGGTGGAGATCAACGTGCCGGAGAGCCGTGTGGACGAGCGGATCATGCCGCTGCTGAAGGAGATCACGGCCTATGACACCGGGGAAAAGGAGGACGCGGACGCATGAGCAGCGCAATGGAATTTGCCATTACCACGGATCTTACTCCGCTGAAGGAGTTTAACATCTCCGCCAACTTTGCGGAGTGTCAGGAGTGGCTGGAAGAGAATCTGGCTCCATACCGGGGCATGGTGGTGACGGAGGAGGCTATCGGCGCGGCAAAGAAGTACCGGGCCAGCATCCGCTCCGTGGCCGCACGCATCGACGAGTGCCGCAAGATGGCAAAGGCGGCGGCGCTGGCAAGCTACGCACCCTTTGAGGGGAAGTGCAAGGCACTGACAGCCCTGTGCGACGAATCTGCCGCCAATCTGGACGGCCAGATCAAAGCCTTCGACGAGCGGCGCCGCACGGAGAAGCTGGACGCTATCCGGACCTTTTTTGATGAGCGCATCGGAGAGCTTGCGGAATTTCTCCCGTGGGAAGCGGTTCTGGACAAGCGGTGGGGCAACGCCACCTATTCCGAGGAACAGGCCCACAAGGACATTTTAGTGGCGATCAGCAAGTGCGACAGCAGTATTGCCGCCATCCGCGGGCTGAACAGCGAGTTCGAGACAACCTTGCTGGAAGAGTACAAGCAGTGTCACGATCTGCCCACGGTGCTGAAAAAGGATCAGGCGCTCAAGCGGGTGAAGGAGATCGAGGAACAGCGGAAGGCGGAACAGGAACAGCGCAGACAGCAGGCCGAGGCTGCGCGGGCGGCGGAGGAAGCCGCCAAAGCGGAGCGGTTGCAGGCCGTCGTGGAAGCGGCCAGAGCCATTCAGACAAGCCCGTCCGTTTCGGAGCCGGTAAAAGCGGCGGTGAAAGCCGCAATGGAACCGCCTCTCATTACGCTTTCGTTCCGGGTGACAGGCACTGTGGAGCAGCTGAACGGACTGCGGGATTATATGCTGGCCAACGGCATTGCCTTTGGCCGCGCGGACTGAATAAGGGAGGAATTTTGACATGAAGGCAACAAACAGCTTTGCGCCCCAGGCCCAACGGGACAACAAGCCCACGTTTTCCATGGCTATCGCGGCCCCCAGTATGCAGAAGATGATCCAGAGCGCTCTGCGGAGCGACAAGGCGGCGGCGCGGCTGACCTCCACGCTGATCTCCGCCGTGAATGCCAGTGAACAGCTGAAAAACTGTGAACCCAGCACCATTGTGGCGGCGGCGCTTCGGGGCGAGGGCATGGGCCTGATCTTCGGCCACGGCTACTATGTGGTGCCCTATGGGACTACTGCAACGTACATTTTGGGCTACAAGGGCTACATCCAGCTTGCCATGTCCACCGGGTTTTATGCAGACATTGACTGCACGGACATTCGTGAGGGCGAGATCGAGGGGCGGAGCCGTCGGACCGGTAAGCCCATCGTGAACCTTGCCAAGTACGAGAGCGACGAGGAACGGCAGAGCAAGCCCATTATCGGCTACTACGGCTACTACGAGCTGAAGGACGGCACTTTCCGCTTTGAATACTGGCCCATGGACCGGCTCCTGCGCCATGCGGACCGGTACTCCAAGGCGTTCAGCTATGAGAAGTTCAAGGCCATGCAGAGCGGGGAAATGAACCCCAAGGACGTGGAAAAACTGCTGAACGGTTCCCCCTGGTACGATCCCAACGGTGGGCAGGACCGGATGTGCCGCAAGACGATTCTGCGGCAGCTGCTGAACAGCGGCTACGCGCCCCTGTCCCCGGAGGTCAAGGTCCAGCTCATGGAGGAAGCCAGCGCCGAGGACGAGGGCATGATCCCGGATATGCCTATGCCGGAGCGCACGGTGGCATCTACCGGAGAGGTGGTGGAGACCGCGCCTGCGGCTGTGGAAGCCCATCAGGAGACTGTGGAGAGCGAATCCGGTATGGTTACACCCCCCAAGGTCGAAAAGACCGCAGAGGCCACTCAGAAGGCGCAGGACGAGGGCATGGACTATGCGGCCACCTTCTTTGGGGAATGAGGTGAGGAGACATGCTGATCTCCATTAAGACGCGGGAGGAGGACGGGAGCCGGTACATGATGTGTGCCGGCACCGTCACCCGTGAAGTCAAAACCGGAACCACAGCCAAGGGAACGCCGAAGGCGGAATTTGGCATGAAGTACGCCAAGGGCGAGTTCATGAACGTGTCCGCCGTGGGGGACGATGACGTGACCCGCATGGCGGCGTGTCTGGACAAGGGAGATGCCGTTCTGGTGTGCGGCGTGTGGAAAACCCGGAGCTACACCACCCGTGACGGGGAACAGAAGGAGTGGAGCGAGCTTCACGCGGAGTTTGTGGCTCCTCAGGCGGTGATGGGAGCGGTGCTGGAACTGCTGGCGGCTGGAAGCGGGAAAACGCCCGTCTCCGAACCGGCGAAGCCCATGGAACACAGCGGCAGTCAGGCGGGTTCCCTTGACAGTCATGAGGACGCCGTTTTGCCGTGGGAACAGCCCGAAGAGGACGAACCCTACGATTATGTACCGCAGATTTAGGAAGGATGAAGCGAAGCCATGGCAAGTGACGTGAAGTGGATCAAGATTACCACGGACATTTTTGACGATGAAAAGGTTTTGATGATCGAATCCATGCCAAGTGCGGACAGCATCATCGTGATCTGGTTCAAATTGCTGGTGCTGGCCGGGAAGCAGAACAACAGCGGCGTGTTTATTCTGAACAACCGCATTGCGTACACGGATGAAATGCTGGCGTCCATCTTCCGGCGGGACATTGGCCTTGTACGGATGGCCCTTCGGACCTTTGAGCAGTTCGACATGATCGAGATTGTAGACGATGTGATCACGATCCCAAATTGGGGGAAGCACCAGACGTTAGATTCTTACGAGAAAAAGAAGGAGCGGGACCGGATTTATCAGGCGAAGCGGCGGGCAAGCCAAAAGCGGCTGATTGAAAAATCGTCTGACACATCGCTCGACCGCCATGCCGACCAGTCGCTACCTGTCGCTGTTTCAGAAGAAGAAAGAGAAGTAGATATAGAAGATATATCTTCTTCATTACATTCAGAAGATATGGGGGGCGGTGCCCCCAGTGAGCCAAAGGCACCGGAGAGCGGAAAGCGGACGGCGGTGAAATTCGTACCGCCCACGCTGGAAGAGGTGGAAGCCTACGCCGCGTCCCGGCAGAGCACGGTGGACCCCCGTCGGTTTTTTGAGTATTTTAACACCCCGGACGCGCAGGGCCGCTCGTGGCGGGACAGCAAGGGGAATCCGGTGAAGAACTGGAAGCAGAAGTTCCTCACATGGGAGGGCCGGGACAGCGGGAAAGGAAAGTCCGCCCCGGCGGCATCCCGGACGGACAAGCCCCGGAAAAGCTGGACGGAGCTGGCGGCGGAGATGGACGCGGAGGAGGGCCGCACAACATGACCAGACAGGAGACAGGCATCATCATGGATATTCTGACGGCGGCCTATCCCCGGTTTTACAGCAGCACCACCGGGCCGGATATGCGCAACGCCATCAAACTGTGGGCGGATATGTTTGCCCATGACGAGGTGGCACTGGTGGCGGCGGCGGTAAAAAGCGTAATCGAAAGCGACGAAAAGGGCTTCCCGCCCACCATCGGGCAGGTAAAGGCCAAACTTCGCCTGCTGACGGCAAAACCGGAAATGACGGAGGCAGAGGCGTGGGGTCTGGTGGCAAGAGCCATCCGCAACGGCTTGTACGGTGCGGAGGAGGAATTTGAGAAGTTCCCACCTATCGTGCGGCGGATCGTGGGCAGTCCCAACACCCTGCGGGAGTGGGCGCGGATGGACACGGAGACGGTGCATAGCGTGGTGTCCAGCAACTTCCAGCGCAGCTACCGGGCTATTTCCGCCCGGGAGAAGGAGATCAACGCCCTGCCTGCGGAGGTTCGGGCGCTGGTACAGCGCATCGCCACCGGGCCGGAGCCGGAGAAGCTGGCGGCGCCTGAGAAGAAGCCCCTGCCGGCGGCGGAAGCAAAACCGGAAGCCGAGGCGGTGAAGCCGCCGGAATGGTTCAAGGATGCAGTACGGCCCCAGCGGCGCAGCCGGGATGAGGTGATGGCCTATCTCCGGGGAAAGGCCGATGGGGATGGCAGGTAATTTTACGCTGGCAAGCTGTATGCGGAGATACAGCACGAAGGCGGAGAAGGAGGACCCCTCCAACAGTCTGCACAAGTGTTGGTCCTGCAAGCTGGCCTATGGGCAGTGTGAATGGAGCCGGGTGGACGAAAAAAGCGGAAAGGTCCGCTTTGAGGACGTTCCCGGCTGGAAGGTCCGGCGGAGATCCCGCATGGATCGGGACGGAGTGGTGGAGCGGGTGCAGGTTTTGGACTGCCCGAAGTATCAGGAGGAAAAGCGATGAGCGTTTGTTTGGAGGATCTGAACAGTCTGCCGGAGCGATACCGGAAGCAGGTACAGCAACAGATGCAGACCCAGCAGATCGACCGGACGGCCAGGGTGATGGCCCGGTTCGTGACGGAGGAGAAGGGGAAGGCGGAAGCGGCGGCAGAGATCAAGCGCAAGCACCACAACCACCCCACCGCCCGAACCCTGCCCAACGGAACGGAGCACACCTTTGACAGCCGCAAGGAGGCGGCACGGTATGACGAGCTGGTACTGCTCAGCAAGGCCGGGGCCATCCGGGATCTGCGGCTCCAACCCCAATTCACGCTGAAGGAAAGCTACATCACGGCCAACGGCGACCGAAGCCGCGCCGTGACGTATCGGGCGGACTTCTCCTACGAGGAGCGGGGGAAGGACGGCACATGGCATCTGGTTGTGGAGGACGTAAAAGGCCCTTCCACGAAAAAAGACAAGACCTACCGCATGAAGGTGAAACTGATGCAGGACATGAAGCACATCACCGTGCGGGAGGTATGAACGGAAAGGAGATATGCCCGGTGGAGACCGTAACTATGATCGTGCGGGCTGTGCTGCCATGGGACAGCGCAGACGGGAAAGACCGGATCGAGATATGCACCCATGACCGGCAGAGCCAGATCGACTACTGCCTGAACCACTGCCCCTATGCGGAATGCGTGAACTGCGCGGGCGGAGGTCGGACTACCAGCCGCGGCGGCCGGCCGCCCCTTCTACGGGAAGCGGAAATGCAGAAGCTGCGGGAGTTGCTGGAAGCACGGACAGACCCGGCGGACATTTGTCGGGAGATGCATATGGACGCGGATTTTCTAAGTCGGTGCAAACGAAAGCTGCGGAGGGAGGCCCCAAGAACGGCCAGACACGAAAGGAGCGGGACATGAAGCACAGCAACGATTACTGGGAACAGGAAGCCTACTGGGAGATGGAACGGCGGCGGGCGGAGAAGAACCGCAAGACCAGAGAGCAGCGGCGGCGGGAGCGGGCGGACACCTCCGCCATGATCGGCGGAATTTGCTTTTTACTGCTGCTGGCGGTTCTTTTGTCGAAGGTCATACTGGGAGGCGGTACGCTGTGAACAGGGGAAATCGGAGAGCGGGGGAACACCGGGCACTGGGACCGTGCGCCCTGTGCGGAATGTACAGTGGGGAGCGGATGGAGGACGCGGTGCCACCCTTTGACTTCGCCGTGGTGTGCGCTTCCTGCGGGGCGCGGACCAGACCGTATCACGGCCTGAACTGCGCCACAAAAGCGTGGAACCGGGGTGATGTTTACCGCCCGGAGAAAGGAAAACACCATGTATCACTGTGAAACCTGCGGTGCGGAGTTTGAAGCGCCGATGATCTTAGACCGGTCGGAGCCGAGACCGGACTGCTTTTTTGAGCGGTTTCGGAAGGTGGGCTGTCCCTATTGCGGGAGCCAGTATTTCAACGAATTGGACGAGGAAGGGGAGGCAGAATGATGGATGCTGTGGAGTTTTTGGACAAGGTTGACCGTCTCAGCAAAAGGGGATCTACCGAAGAAAAAATGCGCTACACCGATTATAGGGCAGCAGGAGATAACGTAGGGGCGGTGAAGTTTGTCGAGCGGTGGGCCGTCGCGCACCCCATCAAAACCAGACAGAGCGAGTTCTTGAAGCAGTGGCCGGATGCGAGTATTGATGATCTTGGTGTGCTAAAAGTGTGCCCCTCTCCAATTTCTACATCGCATAGGAACGCACATGGAGGATGTACATATAGTGGTGGCAACTGCTCTGGCTGCCGCCGCGAGTTCTGGCTTGCGGAGGTGGAGGACGTATGAAACTATTGATCGGCGGAAGTCCCTGCACACATTGGAGCATCGCACAGACGAAGAACCGCGAGACAGAGGCCAGCGGCATCGGCTGGGAGCTATTTCTAAACTACCGTATCGCCCGCGACAAGTACAAGCCGGATTTTTTTCTCTACGAAAACAACAAGTCCATGTCGCCCGCTATCCGGGCGCAGATCACGGCGGAGTTAGGCGTGGAACCTGTCCTGATTAACAGCGCCCTGGTGAGCGCACAAAACCGCCAGCGGCTCTACTGGGTGGGAAAGCGTAACCCGGACGGCACATACAGCCAAGTGCCGGTGGAGCAGCCGGAGGACAGAGGCGTGTGCCTATTAGATGTGCTGACGGCTGATGATCTCGCGCCATATAACGGAGGCGAGTTTAAGAAGCTAAAAACCGGCCTGCACGCAAAATTCGCGTCAACGTGGCAGATCGGAAAAACAGGGGACAGCGGCGGGCAGGCCGTCAGGGTTTATGACATCCTCGGCAAGTCTGTCACGCTTAAAGGTCTTGCCGGAGTGGGAGGTGCAAGGACGGGACTTTACAAGATTGGAGAAACCATCTTTTCCCTCAATGCAAAAGGGTGCGAAAAACTACAGACAGTACCGGCGGGGTATACATCGTGCGTTCCATCGAACATCGGAGTTACACTGCTGGGCAACGGCTGGACAGTGGATGTGATCGCCCACATTATGAGCCATTTTACCGGACTGACGGAGGAGTCGGTGGAAGTGCTTTCTATGTACGACGGTATGAGCTGCGGCCATATCGCGCTGGACAAGCTGGGCGTGAATGTTACTGCCTACTATGCGACCGAGATCGACAAGTACGCCATCCAAACCACACAGCACAATTACCCGGACACCGTACAACTGGGCGACGCGTTTCAGGTGCGGGACGATGATTGGAGATTGGAGAGTTTATGAGCGACTTGGAGCAGACCGCCATCGAGCGGCTGAAAGCGGCATCGGATATGAGCCTGCGGCTTTTTGAAAAACCGTTAGTGATCACCTACTCCGGCGGGAAGGACAGCGATGTGCTGTTGCATCTGGCAAGGGCCAGCGGCATCCCATTTGAGGTATTGCACAGCCTGACCACGGCGGACGCTCCAGAGACGGTGCGCCATGTGTACGATACGTTTTATCAGCTGGAATGCAAGGGCATCAAGTGCGACGTGGACAAGCACGTCCAGCCGGACGGCTCCCGTATGACCATGTGGAAACTGATTCAAAAGAAGCTCATGCCGCCCACACGCCTGATGCGGTACTGTTGCGCCGTCCTTAAAGAGGGGGGAGGCAAGGATCGGTTTATCGCTACGGGTGTTCGCTGGGCTGAATCCACGGCCAGGAAACGCCGTGGCGGCTTAGAGGTATTAACGTCTAAGCCACAAAACAAACTGATCCTATTAAACGATAACGACGAGGATCGCCGATTATTTGAAACGTGCCAGCTCAAGGGGAAGCGGGTGGTGAACCCCATTGTGGACTGGCAAGCGGCAGATATTTGGGATTACGTCGGCGTAGAAAAAATATCCATGAATCCGCTGTACTGCGAGGGATTCTGCCGGGTGGGCTGCATTGGCTGTCCCATGGCATCCAAAACCAGAATCATGGAATTTGCCCGCTATCCAGAGATCAAGGCAGCGTGGATACGTTCGTTTGACAAAATGTTGATAATACGGATCGAACGAGGCATGGAGGCATACTCTTGGCGCTCCGGCGTGGATGTATTTCACTGGTGGATGGAGGACGGCGTTCTGCCGGGGCAAGAAGTTCTTGGAGGGTTCGAAGAATGACAAACTTTGAGTTTTACACGAAAAACGCAGCCAGATTGGGTGAGCTGATCGAAAAAGCCGTGGATGACGCGCTGGAAGCAAAGGGCTGCTCACTTGATCTGAAATACCCAGAGAAGCTATCCAATGCCGATGATACCCGCATGGTGACGTGGGCAAGCTGGCTGAATGAAGAAATGTAGGGAGGAACTATGAGAGATACAAACCTCGTAAATTCGCTGCGTGAGCACGCGGAATGGGCGCGGGCAAATGAGTGGGAAACGCTCATTACCCTGTGCGATGATCTGGCGGGAGCCGCTGACTTGATCGAAGCGCGGGCGAAAGAAATTGACGCACTGCGGAACGAACTGTGCCTGAAATGCGGAAACTACACGCTGGCCCATGAGGGGGCCTGTAACGGATGCCGGTGGAGGAGGCAAGAAAATGCTTGAAATCTGCCCCATGACACTGCGAGAAGCCAATGCCTACGTTGAGCAGTACCACCGGCACCACGGGCCTGTGGTGGGGCATAAGTTTTCCATTGGGCTGTCCGATGGCGAGAAAATCGTAGGGGTTGCCATTGTGGGGCGCCCGGTGGCCCGTCATCTGGACGATGGTTGGACGTTGGAGGTCAACCGGCTTTGCACAGACGGAACTCGCAACGCCTGCTCTATGCTGTATGCGGCGGCGTGGAGGGCGGCACGGGCTATGGGCTATAAACGGCTTGTGACTTATATTCTGGACACGGAAAACGGGGCCAGCCTGCGGGCTGCCGGGTGGAAGTGCGTGGGGCAAGCTGGCGGGCTACGGTGGACAGGAAAGCGCAGGCCGGAGGTTGATCTGTGCCCCGCACAAATGAAGATCAGATTTGAAAGGACAGTGGAGGCGATGAAGGATGACTGAATTAAAGCCGTGCCCGTTCTGCGGATATAAGGGCGTAGAGATACTTGCGGATGATAACGAGTATTTGTACTATCGGTATTTCGCGCAGTGTCAGAGTTGTGGGGCCGTTGCAAGGCGAGGTCACACGAAAGAAGATGCTGCTAAGGAATGGAACAGGAGGACTGACAATGGGCAAATACATTAACAACACCAGCCGTTTATGTGTGGCTCCCATGCCGGAAGCGGACGTTTTCGCAAAGGAACACTTTGCTGAAGGCTTTCCATGCGCCAAAGACACGGCAGACGCCTTTAAGCGCTTGCAGGATGACCTGTACGCACAGGGCCTAATTACCATAGAAGGGCTTAAACGGCTGAACGAGTTGATTGATGAGTGCGCGCATGGGAATAAAGGAGGAAATGACCATGGCTGAATACAAAATCTGCTTTAGCGTGGCTGGGGCGTTTGGCGCTCAAATCAGCTTTGAGGCAAAACCTGGCGTATCCTATGAGGACGCTGCGGCGGCCCTTGACAAAGACAAACTGGCGAAGCTGCTGTGCCTCGACACCTTGGGCTATTCCGCAAAGGATATTGATCTTATCACGCCGGAACAGTACGAGGAGGAATTTGGAGGTGCTGACCATGAGGCTGATTGATGCAGACAAAATCCGGTGGAAATCATACCCCAATGATTACGGGGAAACAAATGATGACTATGTGGAAAAATGCGACATTGACAATATGCCGACAGTTGATGCCGTGCCGGTGGTGCATGGGCGGTGGATATCATTCTTGGACGGTGACCACATCATGCCGGAACGATACTACCGATGCTCACGTTGCGGTAGAGTAGAGAGTAGACGACAGCCGTATTGCCATTGCGGGGCCAAGATGGACGGAGGCGACAACACTGAACGTTGAGCGCCCGGCTTCCTGCGAAAGTGCGCTGCGTGGGCTGCAGCATCAACTCATCGACTGAAAGGAGATATTAAACTATGCAGTTAGAAGTAGCCGTTGAAATTCAGAAAGCTTACAGCAAGCTCACGTCTGGGCAGGTCCCCTTCACCAAGAAGAATATGTGTGCGATTTTGGCGCCACTTAGAGACAAGTACGGCCTGACGGACAGGCAGGTGCTGGCAGTTGCTCGCAACGAATTGTCCTTGGAAGAAATCATGCTGCTCAACCAGACTCAGGAGGAGACGAAGCAGCATGGATAAGTACATCTACGGCAAAAGAAAGGACGGAGGTACTGAATGAAACGGAAAGACTGGCTGATTATAGCCTTTTGGACGATGGTTATAGCCGCTGGCATTGCGTTTATCGTGTTTTATTTCAAAAGCATTCTGACCGCCGACATCCCCCTGTGGCTGAAACTGTACTTGCTAAGGGGGAAGTAAGATGGCTAAACAATCTGGGTACTTGCAACGGTGGGAGAACGAGACCAACCGGCTGCTTCAGGCAACGATGGAGAGGACTGAGGACCGCAAGCAGGGCAAGGAACTGCCGGTCTACGCGGTACGGCTGCGGGAATTGCGGCGGGCCAGAGGCATGAGCAGCCGCCGGGTATCGGAATACTGCGGTATGAGCCACGGCATGGTAGGCTTTTACGAAAGCGGCATGAAGGAACCGAAGGCCACGGCCCTAATCACGCTGGCAGATTTTTACGGCGTGAGTGTGGATTACATCCTTGGCTTGGAGCCTGAATAAAAAAATTTTCAAGTGGCTACTAAAGTTTACCAAATCGGGAAAACCTTGTGAAATAATAGAGAGTGAGAAGCAATAAAGTCTTTTCACTCTCTGTTTTTTTTAGGAAAGCGTCGTACACACGTTCTTTTGCTACGGGACTATAAGACGCATACACAAGCAAATAAACTAACCATCTTTATAGTATCTCGCTCACAGAAGGGGGGAGAGGACGGTGGATGGATACAGTTATAAATTTCGCATTTATCCGAACGCACAGCAAAAGAGTCAAATAAATAAAACCTTCGGCTGCTGTCGGTTTGTGTATAACTACTTTCTCGACCAGTGGCAGAGCCAATACAAGGATACAGGGCACTCACCTTCTCGCTACCAGCAGAGAAACGACCTTCCAATGCTGAAAAAAACTCTGCTATGGCTGAAAGAGGTGGATTCCACCGCCCTGCAATCTGCGGTGCAGAATTTAGATAAAGCCTTCCAGAACTTCTTCCGTAGCATCAAAGAGGGAGACAACCGGTTTGGCTATCCGCGTTTCAAGAGTAAGAAAAGCTATAAACAAAGCTATACAAGCAGATGTGTTAATGCCAACATAAAGGTCTTGGAGAAGGCTGTCCGACTCCCCAAGTTGGGGCGGGTAAAATGCCGTATCTCCAAGAAGGTGGAGGGTCGTATCTTGACTGCTACCGTGTCCCGCACTTCCAGTGGGAAATACTTTGTTTCTTTATGCTGCGCCGATGTGGAGATGAATCTGCTACCCACTACCGGCGCGGTGGCCGGTATCGACATGGGCCTGAAAGCATTTGCTATCACCTCCGATGGCGTAGAGTATCCGAACCATAAATACCTGACCCGGAGCCAGAAGAAACTTGCCAAACTCCAGCGGCAGTTGTCCCGAAAATCAAAGGGCAGTAACCGCCGGGAAAAGGCGAGGATACAAGTAGCACGGCTCCACGAACACGTTGCCAATCAGCGGCAGGATATGCTCCATAAACTGTCCACCATCCTTGTGCGAACTTATGACTTGATTGCGATTGAGGACTTAGTTCCCAAGAACATGGTCAAGAACCACAAACTGGCAAAGGCAATCTCTGATGCAAGTTGGAGCGAGTTCCGGCGGCAGTTGGAGTACAAGGCGGCGTTGTACGGAAAACAGGTGGTCACGGTCGATCGTTTCTTTCCGTCCAGTCAGCTTTGCTCCGCTTGCGGCGCACAGTGGCCCGGAACAAAAGACCTGTCCGTCCGGGAATGGACTTGCCCCAAGTGCGGTGCTGTCCATGATAGGGACGTGAACGCCGCAAAGAACATTTTGAATGAGGGCTTGCGCCTGTTGGCGTAGCCACTACACAAGGTAGGGCGGGACACGCCCGAACCTATACGCTCGAGGAGACTGCGTAAGCCCCCCCAGAAACGGGAGGCGGTAGTCGGTGAACCGAGAATCGCCCCGGCTTTAGCTGTGGGGAGTGTCAAGGGAAGGAGGCCGCGAATGGAACTGGAACCGATGGATACAGCGGAACTGACTGCACAGCAGGAACGTTATGATGCCATTGCCCGTGCCACAAGCGACAGCCTTGCCCTTTTTTACTGCTGCATTGAATTTGACCGGCCCTTCGATATGCTGGCGGTGCCAAAGGAGCCGGACGTAGGCGAGAAGTGGATCGCCTATCTGGACAACCTGCGGCTGAAAAAGCTGGACACGCGGCGGGGAGAACCCCTTGGCTTTCTGGACGGGCTGACGGACATCACCAAGATTTTTGGCGAGGGCCTGACCGCCGGGGAGTTTACCAAGGCGGTGGGCAATGAGAAGTCCGCCCGGAACCGGAAGGTGGGGACGGCACAGCAGCGGAAGAACTGGGGTGAGAACTCCGCAAAGAACCCCTACACCTCTGAGGACTATGACGAGCTGGACCGCATTTATGAGGCACTGTCCAGCGACCTGATGGCGGCGGGCGGCGTAAGCGTGAAGCAGGAGTTCATTCTGCGGGACTGCGCGAAGATGACGCTGGACCGGGATAAGATGCGGGCCATCGGCCAATATGACAAGGCGGCCAAGCTGAACAAGATGGTTCAGGACAACCTGTCCAGCGAGGGGCTGCGGAAACGGGATGCCAAGCCGATTGATGACTTGAGGATCGACGGCATTGTGGACCGTCTGGAAAAGGCGGGGCTTTTGAAAAACGGAAAGCAGTGTTCCCCGGATGAAATGTTTGAGATTCTGTTTCACCGGCGGCCCAAGTATTCTTACACAAAGGATGCCGCCGAACAGATTCTTTTGTACATGGCCAACACAACGCGGGTCAATGACGGCCTTTCGGAATTGCCGACGCTTCCGCCGGATATGCGCCTGCGGGATGATTTGGGCGAGTTTGCGGAGGAACCTGACGAACAGGAAAAAGAGTCGTACAAAGAACTTGGCATTGTGAAAATGCCGCCGGTAAAGGAAAAATAACCGGGACAAGGGAGGTGAGTTGATACCAATGGCAAGACGATCTGGAAAGGTTTGGTCTGCGACTTCTGGCTGGGTACAGAAGAAAGAGACGGAAACCAGAAATTACGCAGACTATGAGGATGCGTGGTATGCGTTCCTGATCTGGACAGGCCGTTGGTATTAGCACCCCGACATTCTGGCGGACATTCTCCGCAGTGATGACAGCGATTTTAAGACATTAGAACTGCTTCAGCGCATGATGATGCGGGCCTACGCCCGCAATCAGGAAGTTGCGATCACCGGCACCCGCGGCATGACAAAAACCTACACAAAGCTGCTGACGGAGATGGTAAATGGCGTTGTGTGGCCGGGAACACAGGTGTTGTATGTGGGACCGGCACTAAAACAGCTGGCGGGTATCGGCGGGAAAACCTTCCGCGCCTTGGAACATGACTATGCGGCCCTCGCCAAGCACTGGCGGGTCAGCGCGGAGAGCAAGGACGATTTCAAGATCGAGACGGACGGCGGAAGCGCCTTTTACATTGGGGCCAAGCGTGGCGATAACATTCACGCAGCTACGGCGGAGGAGTTCGCCCAAGAGGAAAACCCACCCTTCGACTTTGACGAATACACCACCGTTGTACTTCCGGCGGTTCGTCTGCGGCACAACGTAAACGGAGAACCGGACCCCAACTTTGTGGCATACAAAAGCCATTCCATTACCAGCGCGGGGCGCAAGCAGAACCACGCCTTTCAGGTTCGGTGCTCCGTATTGAAAGCCATGTGGCGTGGCGAAAAATCTTTTGCGGTGGATATTCCGTGGCAATGCGTGATTTTACAGCAGATGCGTCCCTATTCTTGGGCACAAAAGCTGAAAGAGAAACTGACCATTGAACGGTGGATGCGGGAGATGGAGAGCCGGTACACCGGCGCGGACGAGTTCCCCGTGCTTTCCGACGAGGTGCTGACGGATTCCCAGCGGGTGCTGGTGATGGAGACGGAGCACTGCTGCAAGGATCCGCACCCCAAGCTGGACCCGGAGGAAGTTATTTACATTGTGGGCTATGACGTTTCCTACGAGGATTCGGCAAAGAACGCCAAATGCGCCTGCGTGGTGATAAAGCTGACCCGCCAGCGGGAATACCTGAAACGGGACCGCTTTTTGAAGCAGCTGGTTTACATTGACGACTGGCCCCCGCCGGACCAGAGCAAGGCCCAGGCGCGGCGGCTGAAGGCCATTTGGAACCGGTTCTGTTATGACGGCAGCCAGACCTACATCGCCATTGACTCCTGGCAGTACGGGCGCGGGGTGCTGGAAGATTTGATGACCGACTTGGGGGACGGCCTTCCGCCTCTGTGCGTAAAGAACCACGCGGCCTATGCGGCGGCGGAGCTGCCGGGAGCGATTCCGGTGATCTACCCCATCAAGGCAGGCGGCACCGGCGTGACGGACCCGGACTTTGAAATGCTGAAATACGCGCAGACGGAGTTTGAGCACCACAACGTTGAACTGCTGACGCTGAACGCCAACGAGGGCGTGGAGGCATACAAGCGGCTGCACCGCATCCGGGACGATGACAGGGATTATCAGTTTGCACAGCCCTACCAGAAGTGCCGGGAGCTGTCCGGCCAGATACAGAACCTGAAGCTGGTGCCCAGCGGGGCGGGGATGAGCGAGAAGCGCATTTCCAAGGCCATTCAGCGCGATAGCTGGTCTGCCACGAAATACGCCCTGCGGCTGGCCCAGCTGATCGAGCGGGATGAGCTGCTGACGGAGATCCACGGCAGAAACAAGAGCGATTGGGCATCGGCGCTGGATCGGTTCAAGGAAAACAAAGTGGCACCGCCTATCAGCACCGGAGGCAGCGGACGGCTGGTGACGGCGCGGCGGGGAGGCCGGAGGTTTTGACAATGGCTCAACGGAAGAAACGATACCGGTTGTACGCCATTGGGCGGACCCGGAAAACGGAAGAGATCGCGTATGGCATCCGATTTTACCGGATCTGCGCAGGGTACATTCTGCTGTATCTCACCGGACGGAAAAAGCCGGAGGGCGCAGTGGAGGTGGCCGGGGCAGACCTGGACCGGCTGACAGACGGAGACCGCCTGTGGCTGGCGGACTGCAACACCATGATTCTGGCAGAGACGGCGGCTCAGGCGGGCGTGACACCGGAGGAGACGGAGAAGCGCTGGGTCAACACGCTGGACCGGCTGGAATGGGAATTGCAGAAGGAGCGGGAACGCATGAAGGGAGGCGGGGAGCATGGACCTGCAAACTGAATTGAGGTCGGTGCAGTTCGCCTCGTACCCGAAGATATTCGGAAGGTTGCGGGAACTGGCGGCACAGTACGGCGACCTGCCCATGGACGCCGTAAGCGGCGCGTTTATGCGGGCGGCCAGCAACACCTACACCCGGAATAACCCCTACATTCAGAACCGCCGGGTAAAGGCCATTTCCTCCCTGCCGGTGAATTACAGCAAGGACAAGGTGGCGGAAATGCTTACCGCCCCGGACGGCAACGAGCAGGGCTTGCGGCAGGTGGCTCACGCGCTGGAATGGACGGCGTATCCCCTGTTTCACACCCGGAAGGTGTACACGGAAATGCTGACCTACCACAGCTACATTGCCCCGGAGTACGCCACAGAGGAAGAAGCGAAGCGGGAGGACTTTCTGCGGGAATGGCAGCTTTTGGACAAGCTGCGGAAAACGCTGGACCCGAAGGCAACGGCCCATGAGATCGCAGGGCAGGTCTTGCAGGAGGGGAAGGTTTTCTACTATCCCCGGATCAGCGTGGACAAGCCCCACAACAAGGTAAACCACGCCTTTTTACAGCAGCTCCCCAGTGACTGGGTAAAGATCGTGGGGTTCAACAACGTGTCGAAATACACGGTGGCGCTGAACCTAATGTACTTTATGCAGCCAGGGGCGGACCCCTTGCAGTTCGGAGACCTGCTGCTGCCCTATCTGGATGACTTCTACGCATCGGCGGAGCGGGCACCGGAGGGCACGGGGAAGCGGGTGATCTTCGCGGCGCGGGACCGGGTGGACCTGAACGTGCTGGAACAGCGGCGGAAGCAGACCGGCGGCCGCTTGGCGGGAGACCCGGAGGTATACTCCCAGAACGGGCGGTGGTTCTACTGGGTGACGCTGCCGGTGGACAAGATTTTCACCTTTGAGGCAGACGATGTATCCCGGAACGCCATTTCCCCGCTGGCGGGGCTGTATCTCTCTCTGGTGCAGATGGCCCAGTACGAGCAAATCCAGCTGGAACTGGTGCAGAACCCCCTGATCGCCTTGTTTACCGGCGAGATCCCCTACAAGGATAAGTCCGAAATTACAAGCACAGAGGACGATTACCGGCTTTCAGACGCGGGACGGCGGCTGTTTGAGTACCTGTGGTATCAAATGCTGTCAGAGAGCAACACCAGCGGGATCGGCTGGTTCACGGCCCCTGTGGAAAACATCAAAATGCACCAGCTGGCAGAAGCACCCAGCGCCACCAAGATTTCCGCAGCCGGGTACAGCTACGCCATGAACAAGGCAGGGCTGTCCGCCATCGTGCCCACCACGGAGGACCCCAAGGCAGGCATTGCCCAAATCTCCCTGCAGATCGAAGGGAAGTTTGCGGAGTGCGTATACCGGGGCTACGAACGGATGATGGCGGCCATTATGGACAAGCTGAATCTGAAATATTCGTGGCGGTTCAGTTTGTTCGGGACCCTCTCCACCGAGGAAAAGCGGATGGAGGAGGCCAAGCAGGGCATGACCCTCGGCATCCTGCCTCAGACCATCATCTACATGGCCATGAACGATCTTTCCCTGCTGGACGATCTGAGCATTTCCAACGCCATCAAGGCCAGCGGCATCATGGATAAGCGGCTGCCCCTTGTGACCAGCTACAACGCCAAGCAGTCCGAAAGCGGACTGCCGCCCCAGGCGGCCCACGATATGAACCCCGGCGGTAGACCCAAGGGGGACGGCACCGTGACCAGCGAGGGGCAGGAGGCGGACATCGACACCTACGGCGAATAGCCGAAGAAAAAGTGAACAGAGCACCCCGCTCTAAGCGGTGAGCGGGAGGAGCAAAGCGTTGCTGACGCCGGAATGACCGGCGTGGGCAGCGCTTTTTTTCAACATGAGAGGAGGAAACCACATGGCAAAGCTGCGGGACATTTACCACTACGAAAATCCCCGCTTTTCCCCGCTGCGGGACGCGGCGAGGCGGGCCACGGCGGCATACCAGAACGCCGCACGGGGGCTGGACACGCTGAAAGAGTGGGTTCTGGTGGAGTTTGGACTGGTACACACGGCGGACGCCATTCACCGTCTGGCCCACGAACAGCCCAAGCGATTTGACGTGATCGGAGACATTCTTCACCAGCGGCACCTGATGCAGGAATACCCGGAGACCCCGGAATACCGGGAGCGGCCGGAGGACATGGACGGCGTTTTCTTAGAGGTGATCCGGCTGTTGGAGGACATTGAGGATGCCTTGCGGGACTGCGTGGGCACCAGCGAAGAAGTGGGGCTGTATCCGCTGGCAAGGGAATTTGAAAATCTTCAGATGGAGAACAGCAAAAGCTACGAGACCATGCTCTACGCATGGCAGATGTATGACAAGACCGACGGCAGCGCCACCAGCTATGACAACTGGGTGGAAAAGCTGTTTGACGGAGAGGAGGCGTGACCATGCCGTTTCGGACGAGAGGAACCCCGCCGGAGCACGTAAAAATGTCCGGCGAACTGCGGGTCATGCAGCGGCTCAGTGAATACGAGTTCGGCGTGGAGCTGTGGGTCATGCGCTCCGGGTTGAATGAAAATCATTGGGATTTCCGCAATATGCGGGAGCACTACCTGACGTTTGTGGGACAGCCCATCCTGTGCGCCTATGTGGGCCGCAAGGTGGGAGACGGACACAACATGAGAGAGGTGTGGGACCCCTACACCGGCGAAAAAGGCTACACGTTCATGGACGGAACGGCGGAGCGCATCGTGGGGACCCTATCCGACGATCCCAAGGACTTTTCCATTGTGGAAGAGGCCGGGAACGAGTGGATCAGGGCAAAGGGCCGGTTATTTCAGTTTTACGCACCGGAATTGGTGGAAAAGATCGTGCGGACAGGGCGCATGGATGTTTCCGCCGAAACCGATACGAAAAAATCCTACATGGAGGGCAAGACCGAGGTCATTACGGATTGGGCAGGTCTTGGCGTAACCGTGTTGGGAGACGATGTGCCGCCGGCAATTCCGGGGGCGCGGATCAAGGCGCTGAGTGCCATGCAGGAAGAGTTTAAGACATTAAAACTGCGGGCGGCGTCTTTGGACCCCGGAACGGGAAGCAAAGAAACGAACAAGAGAAAAGGAGTGAACAACATGAGCAAGAAGGCAATGGAGGCCATGTCCGAAAAGTTCAAGGGTTACCGCGTGGTCGCTCTGAGCGAGGACGGGATGCACGTTGGCCTCGTGGACTCTGCCGGCAGCGCTTATACCTACGCCTTTAACGCGGAGGATAACGGCACCGTGGTGGAGAGCCGCATCAAGCCCGCTTATCTCACGGCAGCTTTCCCCTTTGGCGAGGGCGTGGAGGCTACGGTAGAGGTGAGCGACATCGTGGACTATGCCTGCGCCGCAAAGGGGCAGCAGGCGGAGGACGTGAAGGCACTGAAGGCACGTCTGGAAGCAGCGGAGGAAAAGATCCGCACCATGGAAGCCGCCGAGCATGAGCGCCGGGTGGAGGCCGTGAAGGAAGCTGTGAACGGCGCTTTGGAGGACATCCGGGCCTGCTCTGTGGAAGGCGACGCCGACATGACCGAGACTGCCACGGGCCTGTGTGACCGGGCAGAGGAGTTCGCCGCCATGGAGACTGACGGGAAGTTCTGCGGTGCAGACCGCGCCGTGCTGGACCTGATGGCCGCCCACGGCAAGGCACAGACCGAGAAGCGCAAGAAGGAAATGGCCGCCAAGCAGCATTCCTTCGCATGGAACAACCCCAAGACCAACGGCGGCGAGGGCGGCGGCATCATGGAGATGCTGAGCCACATGAACGGCTGAGAAACGAGAGGAGAGTGAATCACAATGGCATACATTGAAAAGACTGCGTTTTGGCCCCGCGTGACCAACCGCGTATTTGACGAGACCCTGAACATCACCGGCAAGTTCCAGAACGCCGATAAGGCGGACGAGACCTGCTCCGCCGGGTTCCTGTGCGTGAAGGACGAGCTGATGGACTGCGAGGGCTATGTGGGCGTCGGCCCCACCGGTTCCACCGTGACCATCAAGAACAGCAACAGCTGGAACATGAAGGCCACCGGAGCCGCCGTGAAGAGCGAGGGCGACGGCATTTACGCCTGCAACCCCTACGACGTGAACATGGTTCAGGACCCCGCCACCGGCAACCTCTACAAGGTTGGCGCCAACACGCTGGGCCTGCCCGCTCCCAAGGGCTATCCCGTGACCTTCACCAAGATCGTGTTCGACGGGAACAAGATTTACCGGTTCGGCATCGGCAACGTGTCCACCGCTCTGGGGGCCAACAAGTTCCTGACCATTGCCAACGGTCTGCTGGTGCCCGCCACCGCCGCGCCCACCGACGTGGGGACTCCGTACTTCAAGGTTCAGCCCACCGGCGGCACCTTTACCGAGGGCGCACAGAGCGCATTTGAGTTCGTGGACGTGCTGGCCTGCAAGGTTGACGCGGCAGCGGGCTGAGAAACGAGAGGAGAGTGACAATCATGGCAATCAAACTGAACAGCATCAATCCTGATGTGTATGACAGCGCAGCCAAGGAGTTCAGCAACGCGGAACGTGAGCGGGCCTACATCGTGACCTGCGGCCGTCTGCTGATGCGTGAGCGTCTGGGCCGGGATGAGCGCGCCCTGCGGGTCATGACCAAGCAGCCCGACGATTTCACCGCCATGCTGGCGGACGGCGAGGGGCAGAACAGTTACAGCATGACCAACCGCAACCTGCAGAAGAACCTGCTGCTTTTCTGCGCCAAGCGGGTGTGCGCCCTGAGCGGCGAGATTCCTCCCGCTGATCTGGACGAGTTCCGCCGCAACCAGCGCAAGTTCATGAGCGACAGCCTGTACCTCAAGACTCTGGCCGGCATCGTCACCGAGATCGTGACCCCCATGCTGCCCACCGTTATGAGTTCCGGGCTGGGCTGGCTGGCCGAGATGACCACCGTGCCCATCGGCCAGACCAAGGAACTGGACATCATGTCCAACGACATCTTCCTCTTTGAGGACGACAGCTGGGGCGCTTCCCGCTCCAAGCCCGCCAACACCCTCTTCAACAAGAGCGTGACCCTGAATCCCCGTCTGCGCACCGCACGGGTGAGCGTGAAGTGGTATCAGCTGGTGGGCAACGATGCCGACATGGGTCAGTTCTTCAACGCTCTGGCCGCCGGTATGTACTCCAAGATCACCGCGCTGTGGATCAGCACCCTGACCAAGATGACGGGCAACACCGCCTATGTGCCCAATAACATGAACTTCACAAACACCTCCGCAAACTGGGTCACTGCCGGTGAGCGGGTAAGCGTTGTGAACGGGACCCGCTACCGGAACGTGATGGCCATTGGCCGTCCCTCCGCCCTGACCAAGGCGCTGCCCAGCGGTGTGGTGAACGCCTCCACCGTGAACCTGGATGCCGCCCTGTCTACCATGCTGGGCGTGGATTGGGCGCGGTACGGCTTCCTGGGCGAGTACATGGGCATGAACCTGATGCCCATCGACACCGCCATTGTGCCGGGAACCCAGAATACCAGCGTGATCGACATTGTGCCCGCCGACAAGATTTGGCTGGTGCCCGCCGGCGGCTACAAGCCTGTCTACATCGGCATGGAGGAGGGCACGCCCATTCAGTTGGAGCTGACCCCCGACCAGACCGCAGACATGAGCATCGACGTGGTTGTCTCCATGTCTATTGATTGTGTCCCCGTGTTGGCGTCCCGCATGGCCGTCATCAACGCGTAAGACCCAAAGCGGGAGGGAGGAAACCCTCTCTCCCGCAGATATGGCGCAAAGCCTGCATGAGGGCGGAGCGCAACAGAAAACAAAGCATCTTGTATCTGAAAGGAGCGGACAAAGATGGCAAAAGAGAAACGGACGGCCGCAGATGTGGCGGCGGGGATTGAAGCCCAGGAGCTGGAAGCAGCCGACCAGCCCTTGCGGGAACAGACAAAGGCTGCGCCCGTGGCAGAGCAGAAAGCACCTGCGGCGGAGAAGGAACCCGAAAAGCTCTATACAGCCGATGAGGTAGCGGAGATCGCCAAACAGGCGGCGGCGGAGGCCGTTGCAAAGGCCATGGCGGAGGTCAAACCCCAAGTGGTGCAGGTGATGGCGGACACGGAAAAGGTGACGCTCCGCTGGTGCGCCCCGGTGGCGGACGATAATCTGGCTGTATTCGGACCCAACGGGATGTACGGCACCGTGACGGGGAAGAACGGAACGGTGATGGTGCCCAAGAGCGAGTGGAGCCGGTTCTATGACGAGACGGCAAGACGGCTTATTGACCGGCGGTGGCTGGTGGTGCTCTCCGGGATGACCGATGCGGAACGGGCGGTGTACCACTGCGCGTACCGCAAGGGCGAGGTGCTGGACGAGACGGCTTTCCGCTGCGCCGTGACCATGGGGGACAAGCTGCTGGACATCTTCGACGATCTCTGCACGGAGCATCAGGAGATGGTGGCCAAGGCTTACTATGACGCATGGGAGCGGGGCGAGGTAAGCGCCGACAGCCGGGAACTGCTGAAGCAGCTGAACGCAAAGAACAAGGCCCGGTATGCCGAAGAACCCAAGGAGGACCCCAGGCGGAAGGGAATGTTCCGCCCGGTGCTGGACGCGCTGAACAGCGCGGAGGCAGCGGAAGAGGACTAAGGTCAACAGGAGGAATTGAACATGGATATTTCTGGATTTGGCATTGCAAGCGTGGCAGTAATCACGGTGATCTGCTACCTGATCGGCATGGCTGTGAAGGCCACCGCCATTGAGAACAAATGGATCCCCATTGTTGTGGGCGTGTCCGGCGGCGTTCTGGGCGTGGTGGGGATGCTGATCATGGCAGACTTCCCCGCAACGGACTATCTCACCGCCGTGGCAGTGGGCATTGTGAGCGGCCTGGCCAGCACCGGGGTCAATCAGATTGCAAAGCAGATGAGTAATTAAAATTGCTTCCGCAAAGGGCTGGGGTCCCCAGCGGAAGCCAAGGGGATATTCTCTTTTGAAAAGAGAATGTCCCCCCGGCCCCCTAAAGAGAAACGCGGGGGGATTCCGATTTCCCCCCGCACCCCCTTGAAACGGCACAAAGGGGCGGAATTGCGATTCCTCCCCTTTGGGAACCCCTCCTTTGGAGGGGGGGGCAAGGACGAGGGGGACATAGATAGAATCAACAACCATTTTTTGATTTGAAAGGAGAACAAATCATGGACAAGAAATATGCAGAGATCATCAACGAGGGCAAGGCCACCGGTAAGACCATTGATGAGATCAACGAGGCCCTGAAGGAGGCCGGTGCCAACTTCCACCTGAATCCCGACGGCGGCGTGGCCGGTTGGACGGAGCAGGAGATGAAAGAGGGCTTCATCCCCGGTGAGGATGACGGGAAGGACGGCATCTACAAGATCGCCAGCGACGGCAAGCCTATCCGCTACTCCAACAAGGCACTGGGCGGCGGGGTCTACGGCATTGCCATCCCTGTGATGGATCGGGACGAGAGCCGCGCTGACACCACCATCACCGTGGGTCACTGGGAGCTGAGCTATGACAGCCGGGGCTGCTGCTACAGCCGCAAGAACCTGAGAAAATGACCAGAGCGGGTACAATTCCGCTTCAGGACCTCCAATGGTTGCGGATTTATTTCAACAGAAAACGTCTCCGCTCCACCACGGCCAACCTCAAGAAGATGTTGGCAGAGACAGGCGGAGATGCCATCTGCAACGGCTCCATTTTTCTAAGGAACCAGCAGCCCGCCTGCCACCTGAAGGCAGACGGAAAGGTTTACAAGGCCCCGGATTATCGGGCATGGGCCATCAGCTGGAACACCCCGGAGGATTTCGGCGTAAAAACCGTGCCCAACGGGGACGCAAACTACATGGAGTGCGTTCACCTTATCATCGGCGGGAAGAAGATCAGCCCCGTCACCTGCGGAGCGGATATGAGCTACCGTGCGCCCCGAACGGCCATCGGCACCAAGAACGGGCGGTTTGCCTACTATGTGAGCAAGGACCGGCGGTCGCCGGAACAGCTCCGTGATTTGCTGGTATCCTCCGGCTGGGACAACGCCATTATGATGGACGGCGGAGGAAGCACCTGCTTCATGGACAAGGACGGCAATGGTTTTACCGGGGACGGGCGGGTGATCCCGTTTTTCCTCGTCTGGAAACTGAAAAGCGGGGACGCATTTGAACCGGAAGGAGAAAAACCCATGGTAGAGATCAACGCCTATTCCAAGGCGAAGGACGGCGGCAAGAAACTGTCCACAAACTTTGCAGTGAGAGAATTTGCCTGCAAGGACGGCTCCGATGCCGTGCTGGTAGCGCCCCGGCTGGTGATGGTTTTGCAGAGCCTCCGCAGTCACTTTTGCGCGGCTGTGACCATCAACAGTGGGTATCGGACGCCCCAGTACAACGCCAAAGTGGGCGGCGTGACGGACAGCCAGCACTGCTACGGCACGGCGGCTGACATTGTGGTGCGGGGCAAGACCCCGGCGCAGGTGGCGGCCTACGCCAGACAGCTGATGCCGGACTGGGGCGGCGTGGGCATTTACACGAAGGAAGGATTCACGCATATCGACGTGAGAGAGAGCAAAGCCGACTGGACCGGCTGAGAGTTTTAAACCGAAGGGGGGAACAGAGCAATGGCGATGCAGGGAGACTCCTATCTGATCCCCATCGTGGTGCGGCAGAACGATGTTGTGATCGAGCCGCAGATGGTGGAACTCCTGGTGCTGAAGATCGGCGGCATTGCAAAGTTCTACCCCAACGGCGGGCTGACCTACGCGGAGGGGCAGTGGTATTTCTCCCTTTCACAGGAACAGAGCCTGAAGCTGCCTGACCGGCCCGTTGAGACCGGCGGACGAATGAAACTGCCCCATCAGGAGGTGGTGGGCTTCCGGGGACCGGATGTGAACGTGCGGAAGGCCATCGTGGAAGGGGTGATCTGATGGCGAACAAACACTCCACCCTGACCCCGGAAGGCTGCGCCGTTCCCACTGCCGGGATACCGCCGGACACGGAAGAACCGACCGCAGTCAAAGGAGCTGAGCTGACACCCAACAAGCACTCTACACTGACGCCGGAGACCTGCTTCAAGCCTATGGTGATGGACATTCAGGACGTGGTTCTGAACGTCACCGATGGAGAAGGGCGGGTCTATCAGGAAAAAACCGTGGTGCCGTCCGGAGTCCAGCAGATTGTGACGCCGGACGCCAACTACGCGGCGCTGTCCCGCGTGATCGTGGAAGCCATTCCCAGCGACTACGGGAAAATCACCTACAGCGGAGACGAGATCACCGTGACTTAACAAATCCAACCCCCATATAAAACGGTTGATGGGGTCGAAAATTTTTAAAAGGAGACCGGAAACATGGCAAAGAAAAATGTAATCATCAACAAAGTTCCGTATGAGGGCGTGGAAGAAGTAAAGATCCCCCTGCAGGAGGGAGGCGGCAGCGCCCGCTATGTGGAGACCAGTGACGCCACTGCGGCGGCCGGCGATATTCTGACCGGGAAAAACGCATACGTCAACGGAAGCCTGATCGGCGGTTCCATGCCAAACAACGGAAAGACCGACGGAACCATTTCCACGGTGGACGGAACGGTCACGATTCCTGCAGGCTACACCACCGGAGGCACCGTTCAGATTTCCGAGGCGGAGCAAGGAAAGGTGATTCCCGGCAACATCAAGTCCGGGGCGACCATTCTGGGCGTAGCCGGTAAAACCTCCGTGGTGGACACCGATGACGCGGACGCCACTGCCGGGGACATTCTTTCCGGCAAAACCGCCTATGTGAACGGCCAAAAGGTCACAGGCACCACCACCATGCCGACGATCTCGCTGCTGGATGGGGTGCTGAGTATTTCCTAAATGGGCTTGCTCCCGCAATGGGACATTCCCATGTCATGGACGTGGGGCGCATTCTTTTCTGGAAAAGAACCCGCCCCACACCCCGGAAGAAAAGCACCAGGGCGTTCCGACTTCGCCCTGGACCCCCAACGGCACAAAGGGCGAGGGCTGCGGCCCTAACACCGTCATGGCTATACGATTCCCGGCCCTGATGGGCTGCCAATCGTGCCATTTCCTCGAAAGCACCTCGCTTTATCCGCCACTGGCGGCGCTTTGGTGCTTTCCCCTTTGGAAACCCCACCTTGGGGGGGGAAGGGGGAATAACAGAAAGGAGAACGCTTCATGCCAAGTCCAACCGTCATTGTAAACCACAAGACATACAGCGGCGTGGGGCGTTTATCCATCCCCCTGTCCACCGGGACGGGGAACGGAGATTTCATTTACATCGGCGGAGATCCGGGAAGTTTGCCCCAATGGCAGGCAAACGTGAAAATAGCGGGCGTGAAATACAACGCCGTACAGCGGGTAACGCTGCCGAAGCAAGGCGGCGGGGAAGCCCACTACCTATGCGCGGCCGGGACCTTTCGGGAATTTCCCGTAAACCCCGGCGGCAAGAAAATCAACATCGGAGACTATGTGAAGCTGGAAGCAGGGCTGTATCCCAGCGCAAGCCTGTACCCAAGCACGGCGCTGTATCCCGGAACCGGGGTCAGGAGCGACTCAGCGGGGGCACTGGCCACGGCACTGCTGCCGGACGCATCACTTTATCCGGCTGCGGACCTTTACCCAAGGAACGTAATTCTGGCGACCGGGGCGGGGACGGACTCCGCCAACGCAGACGGCATTGCCATGAATGACGCGGAACCGGGAGGGACCGTGCTGGTATACATTCCAAAAACGTAAGGAGGGGCGGCTATGGGAACGAGTTGGAGCGAGATCATTTCGGACCATGCCATGGTTTTTATTGATGACGTGAGACTGACGGATCAGGCGGCGGAAAGCCCCGCACGGTTTCTGCGGCGGATGAGCCTTTACATGAAGAACGCGATCCCGGTATTCAACCGTCCCCCTGAGATGGTGGCTTACCTAAAAGAGGGACTGACGGAACCCGCCTACGCAGACAGCGCATGGGTCTCCACCTTGGAGAGCATTGCGAAAGAGACGAAGGTGGAGACGGGGATGACCGGCTACGAATTATTCTCCTGCGCACAGCGGGCGGAGCAGCCGGACGAGTCCGTACTCTTAGTACCGTATGGAGAGGCGGTGTATGACCCGGAGACCGGGACCGTGACCTTCCCTCCCCAGATGGACGCGGGATTGCAGTACGAAATGGACTTCTACACCGACGGGGCCTTTGCCCATGACCTGACAGCGGAGCAGAAGCGGCTGTTGGGCTTGTGCGTAGCTTCCGTATGGGACGAGCGGTTTTTCCGCAACTGGCTCGGCGACGCGCCCAAGGATCATGACCGGAGCTTTAACCCACCTAACGAGCCGCAGTACATGGAAAAGGGCAACAAGAAGAAACTGCAAAACCGGGGGCTGTTGAATCAGGAATTGCGGAAGTATGAGCAGGACTGCCTATACGCAACGGCGTTCCGCCGGTCGGTGCGGCAGATGGAGCTGATCTGAGAGGAGGGGGCGCATATGGCGAACGCCAAGCACGGCATGAAAAACATCGGCCTACTGAGCGGCGGGAGCGGCAGGGCAACCAACGCACCGCCTCAATATCGGGATCGGAAGCGGCAGTATTTTGCGGATGCCACGGCCCGGTTTGTGGAGGAAATGGCTCCTTACGCCACGGACTTTGTGACGGCCCGGATGCAGGGCTTGGTTTCCGGTGACTTCTACCGGTGGAGCACAAAGCGTATCCGGCTTTCCGACACCACCAAGCAAGGCGTCAGCCTCACCCGGAAAACCGATGATCAGAAGGCATTTCTGGTGGCGGACGCCGGAGTGAACTACATCCCGGAGGGGGCCAAGGTGGAGACCATGGGTTCCTACTGGCTGGTGACGAACCCATCCAACCTGTCCAGCGCAATAGGGACCGGGATCATGCGGCGGTGCAACGCCGTGTGGCGGTTTCTGGACTGGTACGGGAACATCCGAGAAGAACCGATCCTTGTGGAAAAGTCCTTGGCGCAGGCCACAGCCAACGATTTTCAGGAAATGACCCTCATCATGCAGGGATATTTCAACATTATCTGCCAGCGAAACGCCAACACGGAGCAGTTAGACCAGAACAGCCGCCTGATCTTAGGGCGGCGGGCCTACCAGATCACGGGCTACTCCGACGTGACGCAGGAGTTCACCGGGGACGATGAAAGCACACACCTGCTGTATTTCAACGCCCGGATGCAGGAGCCGAACCACGAGATCGACGATCTGGAAGCGAAGGTGGCAGGGGGGAAGAACTTCTCCTGGGCGGTATTTGTCACCGGGGCGCCCCGCATGACAGCGGGGGATGCCTTCCAATTCACCGCTGCTTCCCGGCGGAACGGGGCCGAGGTGGAGAACACGGAGGAACACCCCATCGGCTATGTATGGTGTTCCAGCGACACCAACGTGGCCACGGTGGACAGCAAAGGCGTGGTAACAGCGGTAGGCGAGGGCACCTGCCAAATCACGGCGGTGCTGGACCAAAACCGGACTTACGGCGGGACCTTCGCCGTGACGGTGGAGGCATCGGCGGCAAAAACACCGGCGGTACGGTTTTTGAACGAGGTTCCCCGGTATATGGCCCCCTACGATGTAGAGACCTTGGAGGCGGCGCTGTTTATCGGCGGCGTTCGCCAGGACGCGGCAGTGGAGTGGACCTATGAGGGAGCCGCAGAGGGTTCTTACAGCGTGAGTGTCAATGGGAACCGGTTGACAGTGAGGTGCTGGGGGAACAGCCCGAAACCGCTGACGGTAACGGCCAGATGCGAGGGTGAAAGCGTCAGCGCGGAGATCGAATTGGAGGGCTTGTGATGGCAGAGAAGTGTCCATACGCCTACAAGCGGCCCGGAACGGTGAGCTTGCTGTGTGAGATGCAGCCGGGGCAGAAATTCCCCATCTGCGGACACCAGCATTTATGCGGCGTGACCGGGCAGTGGGAGAATACACCGCAGGCGGCGGTGTGCCCCCTGCGGGGGATTGACCGTGAGAAATTCCAAAAAATCTGAAAGGAATGACGTATATGGAATGGAAAAAACTAACGGAGGAAGGGCTGCTGGCAGCCAGAGACTATGTACCCCTGATGGAAAAGGCGGCGTTTGCGGCGGAGTGCGCCGGACGGTGCTTTGATCGGATGGAGGTCCGGGTAGAGGGGGGACAGGTGCTCCCCTACTTCAAGGAGAACGTGGAGCGGAGAAGCCGGTATCTCATGGGCGGCTTTGTGAAGCTGTATCTGGGAGCGGACTTTGAGCCGGTGGAGGGAGAAACCTACCTCATGTCCGCCGATGACTATGACCGGTGGGCCGGAGGTCACATCTTCAACCAGATCGACCGCATGAAGGGGAAGGGGCCGGAGCTGCGGGACAAAGCCTTTGACCTGCTGGCGGACTACCGTGATCTGGAAAAGATGCTGAAAACGGAGATTTACGGGATGCTGCAAGCCATGAACGATCCCGTGAGCCGGTTTCAGGATCTTGCGGCGCAGAGCATGACGCCGGAGGCGGTGCAAAAGACGCTGGACGATCTGAAAGAGGCCCGGAGCGCCTTTGACGCGGCCTTTCAGCAGCGGAAGGGCGGCGCACAATGAATCCGGCCTTCCACAGCCCCACCTATCCCTACGAGCGGGTACAGACCGGTTTTCTGACCTTCCGTGGGGCGGAGGAGATCCCCCACAAGCTGTTGACCTATCTGATGGACCTGCCGCTGCCGGACGGCTACGAGCCGGTGGATGACAACACCCGCCCCCGTGTCCGGCTGATGAAATATCTATGGCATGACGGGGCCAAGCCGCTGGGAGAGCGGCTGCCCACGGCCAAGGAAAAGCAGAGCCTTCTTTTTGACGGGAACGAGCCTGTGGTAGACAGCAGCACCCAGCGCCGCAAGCACCCAAAAGGGTATCGCCTTTACGCCCAGAAGTTCTGGGGGGAAGCCCAGACGGAGGCGAAAAGCATGATCAAGTGCTATCTGGGCCGCATTTTTTCACAGACGCCCTTTGACGCGCGGATCGGCATTACCTTTGTAATTGCCTGCAACGTGAATCAGGAGACCACCACGAAAACGGAGGCATATTCCAGAGCCTACGATATGGAGCAGTGCATCATCGAAGCACTGAACGGGGTGAACATAGCGGGGATCGGCGTGTGCGACTTCTCCCGTATCGCCCACGCAGACAACGGCAGCCGCCCGGTCTATGACCAGACGGGCACGGTGGTAGGCCGGGAACTGAAAATGAGCATCCATTGGGCGGAAAGCGAAGTCGCCATGGGGGACACCATTGAGGACTACTAAATTCACAACGGGAGGACAGCCACCATGAACATGGAAGAAGCAGCCGTAAAAATAGAGGGCCACGAGCACGAGATCAAATCTCTGAATCACCGCATGGCCGATGTGGAGCGGGATCAGCAGGCGCTGATCAAACTGACTGCCAGCGTAGAGGTAATGGCAACCAAGCAGGAAGAAATGGGGACAAAGGTGAGCCGGATCGATGAGAAAATGACGGAGATGGAAGGGAAGTCCGCCAAACGGTGGGACAGCCTCGTGGACAAAGTGATCTGGCTGATCGCCGGGGCCTGTATTGCGGCGCTGTTTGCCACCGCAGGCATTGCCATTTAATTTCAGATATTGGAGAGGATGAATTAAAGGAATGGAACTCTCACGGAATATCAAGCGGGCGGCGGACCGTTACGAACCCGTAGAAACCGCCGGACTGACCCTATGGCCCATCCGGGTCTGTGAGCGGGAGGAATTTGAGCGGGCGAGACCCGCCATTGACGTGATCCAGCAGGCGCTCCCTGTGCGCTATGCGGTCATGCCTCTGCTGACAGCCTATTGGGTCATGGATCTGGAAAGCATGGAGCGGGGGGAGGAACCTGTGGGCCTTTTTAACCGGGCGCTGGCGTTTTTGGCGCTGGCGCTGCGGCTGGGGGAGGGCCGGAGCCTTTCGGACCGCATCCGCCTGTTTCATGTGAAACTTTCACCTGAAAACACAATGGATTTAAAGGGGATATGCTTTACATGGAACGGCGAGGAAGAAATCACCATTACCCCGGTACAATTCCAGCGGCTCAGGGCTATTCTGGCCTATCAGAACGGCATTGAGTTGACGGATGAGGACGCCAACCCGGACCTGTTGGAAGCGGAGGCGGAGCTGGCCCGGAGAAACGGGCCGAAGCTGCGACGGGACCCAGCCGGTCTGCTTTCCTCCATCGCCCTGTTTACCGGATGCGAGGAAACGGAGATGGACGAATGGCCTATTTTAAAGCTGAAACGGCGTCAGGAAGCCATCCAGCGGGCGGCAGATTATCTGATCTGCGGCATTTCGGAGGGCAACGGCGTGAAGTGGAAGGGCGGGAACCCTGTACCCCACCTTTTCTATGACCGGGAGCGGGAGGATGCGGGGGCCGTAACCCCGCTGAGTCAATTTACCAACAACAAGGAACAAATTTAAAAGGAGTGTGAACAGACATGATCACTTTTACTGACAAGAGACTCTACCCGAAGGGCATTTGCTCCGCACAGCTTCAGGACCCTGTTACCGGCGAGGTTCTGAGCCAGAGCGACAAGTTCTCCACCGGTAACATCCAGTTCTCCGGCAACATCGACCCTCTGCGGGCCGGTCTGGGCAACGGCATCGCCACCATCATTGCAAGCGATTCCGACACGCAGGTGAACTTCACCCGCGCGGACTTCGACCTGATGAGCAAGATGATGGCTGTGGGCGGCACCGTGAGCTACAACGCCGTTTCTCCCGTCTGTCAGACGGTGGAGGCCACGGGCACTTCCCTGAAGGCCGACGTGAGTAAGCTGGTGCCTGTGGCCCAGTACGGCTATTCCTCCATTTTCTGCTACGTGCAGGAGGTGGGCGCGGCTTCCTCCTACTCTGTGGGCGGCGTTCCTTATCCCATTGACCCCGCCACCGGCGCCATTACCGGCTTCACCGCTGAGAGCGGCAAGAGTTACAAGGTGTGGTACTTTGCCCGGAAGCCCGCGGCTCAGGTGGGCGTGGTGCACAGCGCCTTTAATGGCCGCATCGTCCACTTCACCGCGCAGATCGCCGTATACCAGAACGTGTCCGGCAAGAACAAGGGCACCCGCTGGGGCTGGGCCTACCTGATCGTACCCCGCCTGTATCTGAACCCCGAAGGGGCCAACACCACCGGCGACCAGTCCAACTACGACACCACCACCATTACCGGCCGCGCCATCAACGAGGACGCTGATGTGATCTCCGCCGAGTGCGACGCTTGCGGCGGCATGGGCACTTCCGCCTACGTGGTGCTGGTTCCCGACGAGGAAAGCGATGAGGTAGCGGGGATCGCCGTCATCGGCGGCGTGGTGAGCGTGGCCGTCAGCGGCACTGCCCCCGTGAATGCCAAGCTGGTTATGAAAAACGGGGAACTGGTGACGCCCTCTCCCGCAAGCCTGCTGAAGTATACCGTGACCGCCGGGACTGCTACCGGGACCACGGTCTCCAAGGACGGCATTGTGACCGCCGGGAGTACTCAGGGCACCGGGAGCATCGCCATCCAGTATCCCGCCGAGGGGGCGGCCAAGTACACCGCGCAGGCGGTTCTGGAAGTCACCGCCGAGTAAGGGACACACCAAAAACGCCTTATCCTAAGCGTTGGATAGGATGAGCCGAGCGGGGCTGACTGACGGGGAAACCCGGCGGTCGGCCCCGCTTTTTGATCCCCGGCAGACGGGAGGGCATGAGGATCTCATGCTTTGGCGTATGCCTGGGACCATTTTCGTGAGATCACGAAAATGATGGAAAGGAGCGGGGATATGAGCGGGAGCGCATCTGTCAGGATCACAGGGCTGGACGAGGACATGGCGGCACTGGAACAGCGGTTCAAGGCGGCGCTGGCGGGGGCCATGCCCACGCTGCGGGAGGATCTGTCCCAATGCCTTTTCGAGCACGTGCAGGGCGACGTATACGAAAAATTCGACCCAAAGGAATATATCCGGCGGGGAGAATACGGCGGCTTGGCCGACATCGACGGCAACACGGAGTTTGCGGTGACAGAGGACAGCGTTTCCATGGATTACCAGCCCAGCGGCGAGAGCGAACAGGTGGAAAACCCGTTGAACGGAGACACACTGATCGGGCGCATTGAGCATCTGGACCCGCCCTATGACTGGACCCGGAGACCCCCGGCCAGACCGTTTTTTGAAAATTTTGTCACGGAACTGGTAGAAAGCGGACGGGCGGAGGAAACGCTGGTACGGGCCATGAACCAACAGGACGCAGAATTACAGATCGAAGCCAACGGCTACACGGGCCGGGAGGGTGACGAAGGATATTGAAGTAAAGGCAGGGCGGTGAAGCATGGCAAAAATTATCTTTAAGGGCGTACCCGATTTTACAGAGGTCCGGGCGGAGATCGCAAAGCTGAAGCAGGAGGTTGCGTCGGTTTCTTCCACAAAGGTGAATCTGAACGGCACGGCGCAGGGTCTGAACGGCGCGGCCAATGCCGCCGGGAAGCTGGCGGGGAACTTGCAGAAGGTCTCCACCACCTTTGACGCAAACGGGCAGGCCACGCGGCAGGTGCGGGATTTCTCCGCACGGCTGGGAGAGACCACCCGCGTGGTGGCGACGCTGAACAAGGAGACGGGGGATCTTGCTGTGACCCAGCAGACCGTGACCCGGAACTACCGACAGCAGGCCCAAGCGGCGGAGAAAGCCGCGGCCGCAGAACTGAAAGCCACCCGGCAGGCCAACGCCTATTTACAGCAGCAGACCAGAGCAGCGCAGAACACCCCTTATAATCCCACATCGATCCAGCGGCAGATCGAGGGCATGGTGGGCATCGGGAATGCCGCCAAGAGCGCTGCGGACAGTGCCGGTGTATTTGAAAGAGCGTTTTTGAACACCTCCGATAAGGTCCAGAAGGGCACGAAGGAGATGACTGAGAAAACCAACCTGTTAGGGGACAGTTTTACCAACGCCTACCTGAAAATGCTGCAATGGCAAGTGGTGGGCACTATCGTTTCCAAGACCATTGGGGCTTTCCGAGACGCCATTTCCACCATGAAGGCCGTAGACGATGAGATGGTGACGGTCCGCAAGGTAACTGGCTTTACAGCAGAGCAGATGGAGGAACTGCGGGACCGGGCGTATGAGACGGCATCGGCCTACGGCGAGGCGGCGGACGAATATCTGAACTCTGTGGCGGCGTTTGCCCGTGCCGGTTACGGCGAACAGGCGGACGCGCTGGCGGAGCTGGCCACCAAGACAAAATTAGTGGGCGACACCAACGCGGAAACGGCACAGCAGTTCCTGTTGTCCGTGGACGCGGCGTATCAGTACAAGGGAAACATTGACGCATTGACCAAGGTGCTGGACGGCGCCAACGAGATCGACAACAAGTACGCCACCAGCATTGAAAAGCTGGCGGAGGGCTTGGGGACCGTGGCCCCGGTGGCGGCACAGGCCCATGTGGGGATCGATGAACTGACGGCGGCAATCGGTACGATCACCGCCGTGACCCAGCGGAGCGGCAGCGAAGCGGCCCGTGCGTTCCGGGCACTGGTGCTGAACATCGTGGGGGACACGAAAACCGAGATCGACGAGGGCGTGACGTGGACTACCGGGGAGATCGCCGGATTGAAAGACGTGATCCGGGAGTACGCCCCGGCTGCGTATGAAGCGGCGAAGGCCACCGGCGAGGTCATTGACCCCATGGAGGCCATCGGGGGCCTTGCCCAGAGCATGAAGGACGGGCTGCTGACCGAACAAAAGCTGATGGAGATGGTCAGCGACATCGGCGGCAAGCTGCGGACCTCTCAGCTTCTGGCTCTGATCCAGAACTGGGATATGTACCAGTCCATGCTGAAGGACTACGCCAACGCCGTAGGCAGCGCGGACAAGGAAATTGAGAACGCACTGGACAGTTGGACCCGCAAGACAAACATTCTGAAAAACGAATGGACGGAGTTCATCCAAAGCATGGTGAGCACCGATGCCGTTAAGGGCGGGCTGGACGTGCTGATCGGCACGGTGGAAGTCCTGAACACGGACGTTGGACATTTCGCGGCGGTTTCCGGGACTGCGGTTTTGGGAATGCTGGCGCTGAAAGCGGCGGCTGTGGGGACCACGACGGCAATTACAAAGCTGCCTGCGGCGGGGATCGCCATGAACCCGTGGCTGCTGGCAATCGCGGCGGCGGCAGGGGCGTTCAGCCTCGTGTGGAAGGCGACGGAGGACTACCGGAAAAGCCTTGACGCGCTGAACACGGAGATCGAGACCAACACCACCCAGTTAGAAGAAAACAAGAAGCGGCTGGAAGAAATCTATGCAATTCCATGGCATGATCTAACGCCGGAGCTGATCGAGGAAAAGAAGGCGCTGGAAGCGGAAAACGCCGAACTGGAACAGCAGATCAAGCACCTGACGGCGATTGCGGAGAAGAAGGCCCAGACCGTGGGCGGAGCCGGTGGAACCACGATCACGTCCATGGGCAGTGTGAAGGGCTACGATGAATTTGTGGGCCGGTCCTTCAAGTCCACGGAGGAAATGATCGCTCAGCTCCGGCTGGTGACGGGACAGGCCATCAGCACCACGGCAGACCTGGAACGGCTGGGGATCACCTACGAAACGCTGGCGGACAAGGCCAAGGCGTACACGGACCAGCTTCAGTCCGGGCGAAGCATCCAACAGGACCAGATCGACGATTTCTACGCCGTGAAAACGGCGGCGGAACAACAGGTGGCAGCCTACGAGGAAGCCATCAAGGCCAACGGCAAGCTGACGGACGCCCAACAGGCGGACTATGACGTGCTGAAGGCATTTTTGGCACAGGTCAACAAAGCCACACAGCCCATGAGCGACTATGTGGCAGGGCTTTTGAAGGTACAGCGGCAGGCGGGGAAGTCCGGAAACCAGATTTACGATCTGGTGAAGCGGATGATCGTTCTGAACGAGAAAAAGCTGGACCTGAGTCAGCAGATCGGGGCGCTGCGGCAGCTGGCCACCGAGGCCGGGGCGGCCGCCTATTCCGTGGGCATGATCGGTGCCGCCAAGACGCAGGATGTAGAGCGGACCATCAAGGGCCTGTTGCAGACCGGAAAGGCCAAGACCTATGACGAAGCCCGTGCCATCGTTCTGAACCGGATCTACAAGTCCATGTTTACGGACACCGGGCGGGACAGCGGGACGGTGGATACCACCTCCACAGTGGATACGTCCTCCACCACATCGTCAACGGGGAAATCCACTAAGGACGCGGAGCTGGAACGGCTGAAGGACATCGTATCTCTGCGGAAGTCGGAACTGTCCCTCATGCAGGAGCGTGGGGACAGCACGGCGGACCAAATCGACAAGATGCGGCAGATCCAGGCGGCGCTCCACGCACAGGCGGAGTATATGCGGCGGATCGGGGCCAGTCAGGCGGACATCAACGCCCTGTCCACGGAGCACTGGAAGATCACCAAGCAGATCGAAGAACTGCAAAAGGATCTTTGGGACGAACTGGAAGATGCCGTTAACAAAAAGCTGGAAGAGGCGGCGGATGCCCGTGACAAGCAGGTTGACGCCATTGACAAGCAGATCGCGGCGCTGAAGGACGCCAAGCAGGCCGAGGACGAAGCACTGAAACTGGAACAGCTGAAGGCGGCGGTGCTGGAAAAGCAGAACGCCTTGCTGGAAGCCCAGAAGGAACGGACGGTGCGGGTATTCAACGCCGCAACCGGGCAGTGGGAGTGGGAAGCCAACGCCTCGTCCGTGAAGTCCGCGCAGGACGCCTATGAAAAGGCCAAGGAGGACTTGGCGGAGTATGAGCGGGAGTTGGCCCTTCAGCGGGAAATTGACGAACTGGAAGCCAAGAAAACCCTGATCGAAGAAACCTACAACACCCTGAAAGCCGAGTGGAAGCGGATCACGGACAGTTTGCAGGAACCCACCCGGACCATTGATGACATTCTCAGCGATATTGCCAGAAACGGCACACCCAAGATGCGGCAGCAGGTGGAGGAGGTCAACAACCTGCTGGGCAAGCTGAACCAGTATATCGCAGGCGTTGTGAACGGCGGGCAGATCCCCGGTCAGCCCGGAGAGGTTCCCGGCGTGAACGGGTCGGCCGGCGTGACCGGCGGCTACCATTTCGACTACACGAAGAATCCGGGCGGCGGCTGGACGCAGACGGAGATGAACGAAGGGTTCATTCCCGCCGGTTCCTCCGGCTGGAAGCTGGCGGACGGAAGTGACGCCAACCTGAACTTCAAGGACACCAGAGTTTACGGAAAGGGTGAAAAGGGCCAGTATACCGGCCCGGATAGCAGCCGGGACGAAAAGCTGGCGGGGCAGACCGTTGAGAAAAACGGCTATGTGATCACCTATGACGAACTTGGCTATGCGGTAAAAGCCATCAACGTCCATCAGGGCGCGGCGCGGGCAGACCTCTCCGGAAAGTATGACAAGGTGGACGCAGACGGCAACAAGATGTACTACACGGGCTATGACAAGAACGTGGATTACAACCTTGCCATCAAGCAGGCCAAGGAGTCCGGGGCCGGAGAAGGCGTGATCAAGCAGCTGGAAACGGAGCGGCAGAACAAGATCAACGCCATGTACGGTGGGGTAGACCCAAACAAGGGTGGCAAACCATCCGGGGGCGGTTCCTCGTCCTCCAAGGGCAATTCTTCTTCCGGTTCTTCAGGCGGCGGTTCTTCTTCCTCCAAAAACAATTCCTCCGGTTCTTCCGGCAAGGGCTATGACAGCAACGTGGACTACTCTCTGGCCATCAAGAACGCGGAGAAGAACGGAGCCAGTCAGGCTACCATCGACAAGCTGAAATCGGAACGGCAGAACAAGATCAACGATAAGTACGGCGGCAAGGACCCGTACAAGAAGTACGATTCCGGCGGCATCCTGCGGGGGCTGGGCGGCATCAAGGCCACCAGTCAGGACGAGATCGTGATCCCGCCGCTGCTGGCGGAGAAGATGTTGGAACCCAGCGCGGACAGCACCTTCCAGAAGCGGATGAGTGAGCTTGGGTGGCTGTACGGCGCGGCGGAGCGGGGCGGCGCCATGCCGGGAAAGACGGTGATGAGCCGGACCAGCTATGACCACTACGGAGACAGCTACAGCGTGAACGGCGTTCAGATCGGGGCGGAGGCGGCCAACCGCCTGACCGTTGCGCAGGTCATGCAGGCATTGAACCACGGGGCCGGGAACTTGGGCCTCTACAAAAATTAAGGGAGGCGGGCGCATGGCATTATTCCAACCAACGAATATTTATCCATCGTCCCTTGGGGAACTGGGAAACGGCACGGTTGACATTACAAAGCCGCTGGCGGTGAGCTGGCAGGTGAACGGAAACTCCGCTATGACCGCATTTTCCTTGACGATCTGCAAAAACGATGCGGCGTCCACGCAGGTATACACTACCGGAAAGCTGACGGATGGATGCCCCTTCTACGGAACGGATTACGCGGGGAACACAATGCTATTTACCTACACCATTCCGGCCAGCGCACTGAGCGGAGCCGGGATGGTGAACGGGCAGCAATACAAGCTCATTATCAAGCAATGGTGGGGGGCGACCGACGCGGAGAGCGTAACCCAGCGGAGCGCATCGGTCTTTCTGACAAGGGCGGACCCGGTATTGACCGTGGCCGCCATCCCCTCGCCGCTGACGGTGCGGAAGTACGCATTCACGGCGGCCTATTCTCAGGCGCAGGGCGACACGCTGAACTGGGTGCGGTGGACACTGCGGGCAAAGAACAATGACGCAATCCTCTATGACAGCGGGCGCATTTACGGCACGGCGGAACTGCGGATGGAGTATGACGGCCTGTTTTCGGGCACAGATTACGAGATCCGCTGTCAAGTACAGACGGAAAACGGCGTTCAGGCAGACACCGGCTGGGTGAGCTTCCGGGTGGCCTACGATACCACGGAGGTATCCGGCGCAGTGGTGGCGTGTCCCAACTGTAAGAAATCCGGCATCCGGGTAAGCTGGCCGGGGCTGTACTCCATCCCCGGAAATGCTGCGGGCAGTACGTCGATCTCCGGGGGAAAGCTGAGCATCGGAAGCGGCGGCAGCGTCACATGGAACGAGGTGACGGGACAGGACATGAACTACCCGCAGCCGTGGAGCCTTGTGTGGAGCGGAACGGTGGACGTGACGCGGGACAACAACCCCATTGTGACCATCGGCATGGGAGAGACCTCGGCGGTGCTTTCGCTGGGCAAAAACGGCGGCAAGCTGACGGTGGGTGGCAGCACGGTTTGGAGTCAGGCGCTTCCGTGGCTGCGAGAGACAGACCGATTTACAGTGGTCATTTCAAACGGGCGGGTGTATCTGCGGCAGATCACGCTGGTGGGCGGCATTTATCCCCTGACCACCCTGTTCCCGTCCGTCACTTTGTTCCCCATTCAGGAACACGAGGAATTGCGAGTCTTTACCGGAACGGCAGACCTGACGGGCAGAACGATCACATCGCTGACGCTGGGCGGCGTGCAGATCTGTGATTATCTGTGGGTAGACGGGGAAACCCTTTCTGACGGCGTGCTCAGCGAGATACTGAGCTTTCAAGGGTGGACACCGGGGGCGTTTTCCGGAAACACGCTGTTTCAGACGGATTTTGCCGGCGGCGGCTTACAGGCGGGCAACCTGACCTTTGCCGGGACGCTGACGGGCTTTGCTATTTACCGCTACCACGAGGGAGACGCCACACTGGAACCGGTGGCGCAGACGCCCCTTTCGGAGCGGGCCATCTGGGACTGCAAGGCGGTGTCTCAGGATACCTACCGCTACTATATGTTCGGTCTCGGCAAAAACACGAACGGCGCGGACGTGATCGTGACCAACGCCCTAATCTCCGACGCGGTGACGCCCATCTTCTGGGACTGGACGGTTTTGCAATGCACCAAGGACGCAGAGGGCGCCTATCACCCGGCGGCGATCTTCCGGTTCAGCCTGAATGTGGCCAGCGGCGGGATCAGCAACAACAACAGCCCCGGTGTGCTGGGCAACTTCACCCGGTATCCCACGGTACAGAGTTCCCCAAGCGATTACCGCTCTGGGACGCTCTCAGCGGCCATAGGGCGCGTTCTGGCGAACGGGGAGTATACGGATACCAACGAGGTGAGAGACGCCGTGTACGCCCTCTCGACCACGCAGGACACCCTGTTTCTGAAAGACCGGCGGGGAGACCTGTGGCAGATCCGGACGGGCGGGGCCATTACCATGAACACCATGGACGGCAGCCGACAGCAGGTACAGACGGTGACGCTGCCGTGGGTGGAGATCGGCTCCGCGGACGGGGCGCGTATCCTGCTCACATCCAGCGACGCTTTGTTTGCATAAAAGGGAGGCGATGCAGAGATGACCCAAGCGGAACGGATGAACGATTACCGAAAAATGCTGCGCCGGCCTTTTACCAAGCTGTGCCGCCTGCGGTTTTTACAGCCGGACGGCTCCACGGCTTTCGCACTGGACAACAACCCCACGGGGCGCTTCCCCGGGGCGTTTATTGCGGATGGAAGCCTGTCCGTGAATCTGAACAACGGCCAGCGGCGGACGGCCTCGGTGACGCTGGCAAATCTGGACGGCACGTTCGATTACAACATCAACCGGGTGTGGTTCGGAAACCGGATCGCACTGGATGAGGGGCTTGTACTCAGCGACGGCACGGATTTTTACATCCAGCAGGGAGTCTTTCTGGTGAAGGACCCTGTGGAGACTCTGGAACCGGCCAAACGGACGGCCCAATACGATCTGGTGGACAAATGGTCGGACTTGGACGGAACGCTTTTCGGCTATCTGGAAGGGACCTATGAAGTGAAAGCGGGAACCAATGTCTTTGACCCCATCGCGGCCCTGCTGAAGCTGGACCGTGGAAACGGGGAACCGGTGGACAACGTGCCACCGGTATTCACGGAATATTATAACGGCAAGACGCAGACCTTGCCCGACGGCTCTACGGCCAAACTGACGGACGCCCCCTACACCCTGCGGGTGGACAGCGACAACGGAAGCTATGCGGACGTGTGCCTGGGCCTTGCGGAAATGCTGGCGGCGTGGATCGGGTACGATGCCTCCGGCGCACTGCGGATCGACCCCTCTCAGGACGATATTCTGGACAGCGACAAGCCGCTGGCGTGGCAGTTCTCCCAAAGCGAGGCGGAGCTGCTGGGGACGGAGTACACAGAGAAGAACACGGAAGTGTACAACGATTTCATCGTAGTGGGAGAGGCCGTGAACAACAGCCCACAGGTGGCGGCGCGGGCACAGAATCTGGACCCGGCCAGCAGCACGAATGTAAGTCGGATTGGACGCAAAACCGTGCGCTACCGGGCGGCTGGCTATTCCACGAAAAGACAGTGCGAGGACTTGGCTGTGTGGAAACTGAAACGGTCCGCGGCACTGCAAAAGTCCGTCTCGGTTTCGTGCAGTCAGATCATGCACCTAAATGAAAATGAACTCATTTCCATCGTGCGAAGCGACAAGCCGGGGTCTCCGGTGGAGCGGCATTTAGTGCAGGGGTTCACGAGGCCCCTGACATGGAGCGGCCCCATGCAGATTTCCGCCGTGTCGGTACAGGATTTCCCCACGGCCACCGTGACGGGGTGGCCCACCTGAACAGTGAAGCAGCCCAAAAGGGCACCGGATCAAAAGGAGGAACTTTTATGAAGAAGATTTGTTGCGGAAAAACGGCCGATAGTTTGGAGGTGGCGTAATGGCTTACGAAAAAACCGTGTGGGCCAACGGTCAGGCCCCGGCGCTGGATGC